CACCCACCCACACACTTATGACCGAACCACCCGAACCGAACTCGGAACGGGGTTAACAAAATTCAGACGAAAAAAAAAAGGGCTCGTGGAATTAACCACGAACCCTTAACCCTTATAACTACGTTAACTTAGTTAACTTAATACTTTCTGAACTACTGCACGAACTTCTTTGTTAAGTCTTAACGCTATCAATTCACTTCTACCCTCTTGCGTTTTGAGTAGTCCGTTGAACCAATCTGTATATTGGGACTTGAAGTCCTTTAACTCTTGGCTTTCTTTGGCTTTCTCATCTTTTTCTAACTCTTGAGCTTTCTTAAACACTACGCTTGAAACCTCTTTGAATTTTTGTTTGCTTTCTTTGTCAGTTTTATCTGATAAGTTAACTAACTCTGATTTAAGATTTTCAATGCTAACGTGTTCATACTTCTTTTCTATTTCAGCTTGTTCAGCTTTCTTAGCTTGTTCATGCTTTGCAGTTTTGCTAGTGCCTTTGGGCTTTGTAATGCCGTCAGCTTTAAGAATAGCAACCACTTCTTTAGAGTAGTTAGAAGCCGTTGAGGGTAAAATTTCTTTGGTATTCACAAGTCTGTTTTCAAAGTCCGCAAATATCAATTCCCAGCGTTGCTTAGTGCAATCACTACCAATCAATGACTTGGTAGCTTTCGCAACCTTGAACACTAATTCACTACGTTTAAGCCCTGCATGATGAGCTTGGCTCATTACATCTACCATTTCAACATCAATAAACTTCTTGTCTTGAACTGATAACACTTCTACTTGCTTTGCTGTTGCTGTTGCTGTTGTTTTCTTTGACATATTAAACCTCTTTAAGTTAAGTTATAAAATTCGTTCTGCTTTGCACGATTGAGTGCAATTCAGAACACTTATGAACTGAGTTAACTCAATTCATACGAGCATTATAGCATAACTAATTGACAATGTCAAGTATATTATAAGGTATAACCCCTACTACCCCCCTATACCCCCAAAATTTTTTGGGACTCCCACACAGGCGCGTACATTGAACTTTGCACAAATAATAGGATATAATTTAAAAATGGGTTCGGTTAAGCCGACTTCAAAGGACATAGTAAGTTTGGCTTTTTTCGGCTTTCCGCCAGACAAGCAGTAACTATCAAATTTGCGAACCCACCCCCTTCTTTTTAAAAAGGGCATTTCAAAAAATTTTTTGCAAAAAATTTAAAAAAATGTGTAATATACTACACAATTTTCATTCATATTAAAAAAGTCAGAGGTTGAATGAAAACTAAAAGGTCTTACGATTGTAGCCGTAGAGTTTGCAGATCTCATCTGCTAGTACATCAAACCGCTCATCGTGCTTTTCATGGTCGTTGCTTTTTGGATTACGAGTGTAATTAAGAAGGTGAATCATTTCGTGATGTAGAACTTCAGAAACTTGCTTTAAAGATTTGCGTGACTTATCTATCTGTATACGCATAGGTGGAGTAAGAAATAACCCATAACAATCAGGACTATCTATAATTTCAAATTGTATTTTTACAGGGGCGGGCATCTTATAACGATTGAACGGAGGCATTGCAATAAAGCATTTATATAGCTGCCGTAACGTTCGCTTGTTACAAAATGTCAAAACGAATAAACCTCGAAATAAACCATAGCATTATTATTTTCAAATTTAACTGTAGGCAAATTTCTTGGTTTAAACAATTCAGGATTATATACACCAGTTGCATCTATTTCAGGAAAGTAGATTAAAACAGAACGCATGCCATTCACATTATCCATTCTCCAGCAACCTTCATGATTAGCATGCCCTTTTTCAGTGGCATAAGCTGCATAAGGATAGTTTTTTAAACCCATCTTAATAAACTCACAAGGTTCTTTAGTCAAAACAACTTCACCAGTCTCTGATTTCATAGAGAACTCTTTAATATCTTCTTGAGATTTACTTTCCATAGGCCATAATGCAACCCACCAAAGTAAAATTCCTGCAATAGTAATTGTGATGAGGTCTTTCATGTACACATTATACTAAAAAAGTACTTGATTTATATAATAAATTAGTATATAGTGCCGTCCAATAGCTGCAAAAATAAATTCAAGGATGTAAACAGCGACATTTTATGGCAATAACCATTATTCCAACGGCTAATGTGCCACTTCCTGACGACTTTGAGTCGGAAGAACCTACTACATTAGAACAAAAAGTCAAAGTAGCTGCTAAAACCATGCAAATTTTAGATGAAGCAGGGGCAGAAATCCCAGTTTCTACACAAGAAAAGCAAGAAGCTGAAGAAATATTTAAAAATTTTACAAATCCAGACATAACTGCTCCATTAAATGCTGCTACTAAGCAAGCTTTGAATGTTCCTGCTACAGTTCAGCATTTATATGCGATGTTATCGGACTATGATCATCAAGTTGTACAAGAAGCCGTCCAATTGAGACGGTTTGTTACTAATAAACTAATAGAAGATGCAGGGTTATCAGATCCTAGACATAGATTGAAAGCATTAGAGTTACTTGGTAAGATAAGTGATGTGGGTTTATTTTCAGAAAAAACAGAAATTACTGTTAAAAACTTATCACAAGAAGATTTAGAAGCTCAAATTAAAGCTAAGATGTATAAAATACTAGGCAAGACTGCAGTTATTGATGCATCATTTGAAGTTGTTGAAACAAAAGACGTAACACCTGATATTTAATATGGCGATACAAATACCAGGTGTCAGTGAAGCTGATATAGATAAAGCGTTAGCTAATATTTCTGTTCTTCCTCCTCATGAGCAGATGCAGTTTTTAGCACAGCTAAATGAATTAGAGAAAACACAAGAAGTATCACAAAGACAGACTACATTTTTAGAATTTGTTAAACATGTTTATCCAGGATACAAAGTAGGAGCTCATCATAAAAAACTTGCACAAATCTTTGAAGACATTGCTAACGGAAAAAAGAAACGAGTTATTGTTAACATTGCTCCGCGACACGGGAAATCCGAACTCATCTCATATTTGGCACCGGCTTGGTTTTTGGGTAAATACCCGGCTAAGAAGATTATTATGGCATCTCATACAGCTGACCTTGCAGTTAACTTTGGTCGACGTGTTCGTAACCTTGTGGGTAGTGATGCTTATAAAGATGTTTTTCCCGAAGTAGAGTTACAAGCTGATAGCAAATCCGCATCTCGCTGGGGAACTAATTTTAATGGGGAGTACTTTGCCATCGGTGTGGGGGGTGCTCTTGCTGGTCGTGGCGCCGATTTATTTATCATTGATGATCCTCACTCAGAACAGGATGCGAAGCTCGGACGTCCGGATGTTTTTCTACCTGCTTGGGAGTGGTTTCAGTCTGGTCCTATTCAGCGTCTTATGCCAGGCGGTGCTATTATTGTAGTGATGACTAGGTGGTCTAAGTTAGATTTGACGGGCCAAATAGTTAACCAAATGGTAAAAAATGAAGGCGTGGATGAGTGGGAAGTTGTTGAATTTCCAGCGATTATTGAAGACAAAGAAGGTAACGAAGCTTCACTATGGCCAGAGTTTTGGCCACTAGAAGAACTAAAAGCAAAGAAGGCTTCACTTGATATACGATATTGGAATGCGCAATACTTACAGAACCCAGTATCAGAAGAAGGTGCCCTCATCAAACGTGAATGGTGGAAGATATGGGATAAAGAAGATCCACCAAGTTGCGAGTTTACGATTATGGCGCTTGATGCAGCCCAAGAAGCTAACACAAGGGCTGATTATAATTCGTTAACTACGTGGGGTGTCTTTTTTAACGAAGAAACCAATAATTATAATATAATACTGCTAAATGCAATAAAGAAACGTTTGGAATTTCCAGAACTCAAAGAACTTGTTCTAGAAGAATATAAAGATTGGGAACCCGACGCATTCATAGTAGAAAAGAAATCTAACGGAGCAGCTCTCTATCAAGAGATGAGAAGGATGGGTGTTCCGATAGGAGAATTTACACCTGGAAAAGGGCAAGATAAGATTAGTCGCGTTAACTCTGTGGCAGACTTGTTTAGATCAGGAATAGTATGGGCACCCGATAGACGTTGGGCACATGAACTGATTGAAGAGTGTAATGACTTTCCTGCAGGTGCTAACGATGACCAAGTGGATAGTACAACATTAGCCTTGATGCGCTTCAGACAAGGTGGGTTCATTAGATTACCTAATGATGAACCTGATGAGATATATGGCTTCAAGAGTAGTAGAAACAGATTGTACTTAGTATGATTGTATATAGTGTCAAAGGTTTGTTTGATGGGCGTAAACGAAAAGTATGTAGAAGAATGTCAGACAAAAGCAAAAGAGTATATGCTAAGTTACATAAATACAGAAAAATGTGGTGGCATTTTAAAACAAGATGGGACCCGAACACGGACGAATTAACAGAGGAATAGAATATGGCAGTGAATATAGATAAAAGTGTAAGTCAAGCTCCAATGGGGTTAGAAGAATTAGCGAGTGCTCAACCAGACCTTGCTATTGAAATTGAAAATCCAGACTCAGTCACATTAGATGATGGCAGTATGGAGATTACCATTGTGCCTGGTAAAGAAACTAATGATGAGTTTAATGCCAACCTTGCAGAGGATATGGATGAAGGACAACTTACAGAACTTGCAGGTGATCTTGTAGGTGAGTTTGATGCCGATGTTAATTCTAGAAAAGATTGGTTGACTACATACGTTGATGGTCTAGAGTTATTAGGATTAAAAGTAGAAGATAGAACAGAACCATGGCCTGGTGCATGTAACGTCTATCACCCACTCATGACTGAGGCATTAGTTAAATTCCAAGCGGAAACGATGATGGAAACATTTCCAGCAGCGGGTCCTGTCAAAACAGTTATTATAGGTAAGCAGACAAAAGAAAAAGAAGAAGCAGCTGAACGTGTTAAAGAAGATATGAACTATCAGTTAACACAAGAGATGCCAGAATATAGACCTGAGCATGAAAGAATGTTATGGGGTCTAGGTTTAGCTGGTAATGCGTTTAAGAAAGTTTACTATGATCCGTCTCTAGAACGTCAAGTTTCGATGTATGTGCCAGCAGAAGATATTGTAGTCCCATATGGTGCGTCATCATTAGAAACTGCAGAACGTGTAACACACGTCATGCGTAAAACTAAAAATGAGTTACGTAAATTACAAGTAGCTGGGTTCTACCGTGATGTTGACTTAGGAGATCCGTTTATTGATATTGACGAAGCTGAACGTCGTATCGCTGAGAAATTAGGGTTCAACCCAACAGAAGATGATCGATATAAAATCCTTGAGATGCACGTTAATATCGACTTAGAAAATGGTGATAGTGAAGATGGTATAGCACTGCCTTATGTTGTTACGATTGAAAAAGGTACAGGTACCATATTATCTATTAGACGTAATTGGAACCCAGATGATAAAAAGAAATTAAAACGTAACCACTTCGTTCACTATGGTTACATTCCTGGATTTGGTTTTTATTGCTTTGGCTTGATCCACCTGATAGGAGCTTTCGCGAAGTCAGGGACAATGATTCTACGTCAACTTGTAGATGCCGGTACATTATCTAATCTACCAGGTGGTATGAAGTCAAGAGGCTTAAGAATTAAAGGTGATGACACACCTATTGCTCCAGGTGAATGGAGAGATGTAGATGTACCATCAGGTGCTATACGTGACAACATCTTACCACTACCGTACAAAGAACCTTCACAAGTATTGCAAAGTTTGATGAATCAGATTATTGAAGAAGGTCGTAGATTTGCATCTGCTGCTGATATGAAAGTATCTGATATGTCAGCTAATTCACCAGTAGGTACAACATTAGCGATTCTTGAAAGAACTCTTAAAGTCATGTCTGCAGTTCAAGCTCGTGTTTACTATGCGATGAAACAAGAGTTTAAATTACTTAAAGGCATTATTAGAGATTACACGCCAGAAGAATATAATTATGATCCTGAAATAGGTGACAGACGTGCTAAACAAGCTGATTATGATAATGTAGATGTTATACCTGTATCAGATCCTAATGCTGCTACAATGTCTCAAAAAGTTGTACAGTATCAAGCAGTTATGCAAATGGCTGCACAATATCCACAGATTTATGATTTAGCTGAACTTAATAAACAAATGTTAGAAGTTTTAGGTGTTAAGAATATTGGTAAATTAATCCCATCAGCTGACGATCAAAAACCAAAAGATCCTGTAACAGAAAATATGGATATTATTAATGGTAAACCAGCTAAAGCATTTATTTACCAAGATCATCAAGCACATATTCAAGTTCATATGGCTGCTATGCAAGATCCAAAAATTCAACAAATGGTTGGACAAAATCCACAAGCTCAAACAATACAAGCTGCAGCAATGGCACATATTAATGAGCATGTAGCCTTTGAATATAGAAAACAAATTGAAGAACAACTTGGTGTACCACTTCCAGAAATGGATGAAACACTACCTGAAGATGTTGAAGTAGAAATTTCTAAATTAATGGCAGCAGCTGCATCTAAATTATTAGCTAAAGATCAGTCTGAAATTCAACAACAACAAATTCAACAACAGCAACAAGACCCACTCATTCAATTACAACAGCAAGAACTTGAATTAAAAGCTAGAGATATAGCTATTAAAGAGAAGAAAACAGCGGCTGATATTGAAGCTGAAAACAAACGTCTTGAACTTGAAAACAAACGTATTGATTCTCAAGAAAGAGTTGCTGGAGCTCAACTTGGTGCTAAAGTTGTAACAGATCATCAAAGAATTAATGTTGAAGATCAACGTAATAAAGTTCAACAAGCTGCTGATGGTATGCGAATTGGTGTTGAAGCAGAAAGACAAAAGAAAGAACATTCACATCGACAAGAACAACTAAATTTACAAAGGGAATCTAAACAACCTAAGGAGTAATTAAATGAATCAACCGCTAGAGCTATTATTGTCTCGAATAGCTGATAGACGCAAAACAATAGAAACAGGACTTATTGATGGGGCATCGAAAGATTATGCTCAGTATCAACATTCAGTGGGGTTTATACAAGGTCTTACCACTGCTGAATCCATAATAAAAGACTTTGCAAAACAAATGGAGACATATGACGATGAGTGACATACTCACAATGAATAAAGATCTGGTAGATGCATCTGGTCGACCGATTAATATTCCAGTAGTAAATGATGTAAAAGCGGAAGACATTCCGATTGAAGAAAGAGGTTTGCAATTACCAGAACCTCAAGGTTACAGAATTTTATGTGCAATTCCAGATGCATCGGATACATATGAAAGTGGTTTAGCGAAAGCTGGCCAAACAAAACATATAGAAGAACATTCCACTGTAGTGTTATTTGTAGTGAAAATGGGTAATCTATGTTATCAAGATCCAGTTAGATTTCCAACGGGTCCATGGTGTAAAGAGGGTGATTTTGTATTGACACGTGCTTATGCAGGTACTCGATTCAAAATCCACGGAAGAGAATTCCGCATTATTAACGACGATACTGTAGAAGGTGTGGTGCAAGATCCACGCGGCTACACTCGCGCATAAGGAGAAATAAATGGCTAATGTAAAACAAGATGGTATTGTTTTTGAATATCCAGATGATATGGATGTTCCTGGAGCGAAAGCTACTGATGAACAAGAAGTTGATTTAAGCCCTAAGGATGTAGAACCTAAAAAAGAAGCTCCTAAGGTTGAAGCAAAGGTAGATAATTTTGATCTTGAAATAGAAGATGATACTCCTACACAAGATAGAAATCGTGAGCCTTTACCTAAAGAAGTTGTAGATGAATTAGAAAATGATCCATTGGATGATTATTCAGAAAGAGTTAAACAACGTTTAGCTCAAATGAAAAAAGTCTGGCATGATGAAAGACGTGCTAAAGAAGCAGCAGATCGTGAAAGACAAGAAGCAATTAGGTTTGCACAACAAATTGCAGAGGACAATAAGAAGTTAAAAGCTACTTTGAGTTCTGGCGAATTAACCTATATTGAAACTTTGAAAAACGGTTTAGAGCATCAACTTAATTTAGCTAAAAGAGATTATCGAGAAGCTTATGATTCAGGTAATACTGAACAGATTATCGAAGCTCAACAAAAAATGAATGATGCACAGTTAAGACTGTCTCAAGCTCAAAATTATAGACCTCAATACGAATCTTCTTTACAAGATGATAAAAATGAGGTATATATACCACAATTACAACAGCAGCCTCAAACCCCTGCTTTTAAACCAGATTCTAAAGCTCTTGCCTGGCAAGAAAAGAATAATTGGTTTGGTAGTGATGAGGAAATGACAAGCTTAGCGCTTGGTCTGCATGAAAAATTGGTTAGAAGTGGGGTAAATCCTACATCTGATGAATATTATCGTCGTATTGATAGTACGATGCAAAAACGATTCCCAGAATACTTTGGGGATGCAACGCTAGACGAGGAAACACCCGCCCAGCGCACAAAACCTTCGACTGTAGTTGCTCCGGCAACGCGTAGTACCGCGCCTAAAAAAGTACGTCTGACGAAGACACAAGTAGCGTTAGCCAAAAAATTTGGTCTAACACCGGAACAATATGCAAGAGAAACTTTAAAATTGGAGAACGCAAATGGATAAGCAAGTAGATACAAGACTAGATCGTGAACAAGAAACAAGAAGTGAGTTTATAAGACCTGATAGCTGGAAACCTGCATCATTATTACCTGAATTTAAAAAGGTACCTGGTTGGGCATATCGATGGATTAGAACTAGTTTACTAAACGAAGCTGATAACATTAACGTTTCTACCAGAATGCGTGAAGGATGGGAACCCGTTAAATTAGCGGACCACCCTGAAATGAAACTAATGGTTGACCAAAATTCTCGTTTTAAAGACGGAATTGAAATTGGTGGACTATTACTTTGTAAGATCCCAGAAGAGTTTGTTAATCAACGTAGTGCTTACTATGAAAATCAAGCTAAGCAACAAGCGCAAGCAGTTGATAACAGCTTTATGAAACAGAATGATCCTCGTATGCCTCTCTTTGCTGAGAAAAAATCTACGACTTCATTCGGTAAAGGTAGTTAATTTTAAAAATTTAAGGAGATAATTATGGCTTATCCAACAGTCAGTGCTCCGTACGGATTTGATCCAATTAACCGTTTTGATGGTTTACCATATGCAGGTGCAACACAGTTGTATCCTGTAACAAGTGGTCAAGCTGTTTATAATGGTCAAGTGGTAGCATTCGTTGCGGGAGGCACAGTATCACCTGTAGCAGACTTAACAGCAACAAGTATTTATGCTGTAGGTGTTTGCGTAGGTGTACAATACACAAACTCATTAGGTCAAACAGTACAAGCACAATACGCACCAGCATCTGGTGTAACAAACGTTTATGCTTATGTTGTTAATGATCCAGCAGCTGAGTTTAAAGTAGCTGTAGTAAATGGTTCTGGCGTAGTAACACCAGTAGCTGGCACACTACTTAACTCAAACGTAACAGGTTATACAGGCACAGGTTCTGCTACAACTGGTAATATCAATTCTGGTATTGTTGGTTCTACAGCAAACTCTACTGCTACATTCTTGTTCCGTGTTACAGGTCTTGTTCCAGAATCTGTCAATACATCTGGTTTATACTCAGAAGTTATTGTTAAATTCAATGGTTCATGGCATCAACAACTTTCAACAACTGGCACTGCCACAGCTTAAGGAGAATAGAACATGGCAATTTCACGCGCTCAGCTCCTTAAGGAGCTATTACCAGGCCTTAACGCATTATTCGGTTTAGAATATAAACGTTACGGTGAAGAACACAAAGAAATCTACGAAACTGAATCATCAGAACGTAGCTTTGAAGAAGAAACAAAACTTTCAGGTTTCTCAGCAGCACCAGTCAAAAACGAAGGCACTGCAATCGCTTATGACAATGCTCAAGAAGCTTGGACTGCACGATACAATCATCAAACTATCGCTCTTGGTTTCTCTTTAACAGAAGAAGCTGTAGAAGATAACTTGTATGACACATTATCTGCACGTTACACAAAAGCTTTAGCAAGAGCTATGGCTTATACAAAACAAGTTAAGGCTGCTGCAGTTCTTAATAATGGTTTCAACACTTCTGGTTCATACAACGGTGGTGATGGCGTATCATTATTCAACACAGCTCACCCACTTGTTGGTGGCGGTACAAACAGCAACACTCAATCTACAGCTACAGACTTGAACGAAACAGCATTGGAAAATGCAGTTATTCAAATTGCAGCTTGGACTGATGAGCGTGGTCTCTTGATCGCTGCTCAACCACGTAAATTAGTTGTTCCACCAGCATTGCAATTCGTTGCAACTCGCTTGTTAGAAACTGAACTACGTGTAGCAACAGCTGATAACGACATCAATGCAATTAAGAACAATGGTTCTATCCCAGAAGGTTACACAGTTAACCACTTCTTAACAGATAGCAACGCATATTTCTTAACAACTGATGTTCCTAACGGCATGAAACACTTTGAACGTATCCCATTATCAACATCTATGGACGGTGACTTTGATACTGGTAACGTACGTTACAAAGCTCGTGAACGTTATAGCTTTGGTTGGTCAGATCCTCTCGGTATGTGGGGTTCACCAGGTGCTTAATTAGCAACTGGCTACGTACTACTAAGGGGCTTGCTTAAAACGCAGGCCCTTTTTTCATGGTTTTACGTAAGAATTAAATGCAAAAAAGTAATATATTGACAACTGTATACATTGGGTATACAAAAATTTAAGGAGAATATTATGAAAGCATGGACAAAACCAGCAGCAACTGAAATGAGATTTGGCTTTGAAGTTACTATGTACGTGATGAATAAGTAATAAATTAGGGGCTTCGGCCCCTTTTTTATGATATAATGCTTGTAAATAATATCAATTTTGGTATTATTTGGGAATCCGGGTTACCCGGTTTATTAGACTGTCCCGGCAGACGCATATAAGACTAATAAGCCTAACTTTATATGAAGGAAAAATATTATGTCAAGAACTACTTTTTCGGGCCCAGTCCGTGCCGGTACTAACCGTTATGCTCCATATCAAAACGTAGGTACTGCTGTTACAACTCAACAAGTTGCTTTTACTTACGATGCAACTCTTACACAAAACGCAACATTTTATATCCCAGCAGGTTGCAGAATTATCAATATTTTTGTTGATGTTATTACTGGTTATAACTCAGCTACATCAGCTACTTTAACTATTGGTAAAACTTCTGGTGGTACAGAATACGCTTCAGGCGTTAATGCTAAAACAACAGGCCGTACAACACCTACATTTACAACTACACAATTAACTAATATGCAATCAACTCCAATTGATGTTGCAGCTGCTAATAGCCAACAAGCATGTTCAGCTATCGTAGTTACAGTTACATCAGTAGGTCAACCAACTGCAGGTACAGGTTTTGTTACTGTGCAATACGCTCAATCAGATGATCGTTCAGCATTTGGCCAACAATAATTAATCATGGGGGGCGCTTAGCCCCCTTATAAAAATTTAAGGAGATTAATTATGACAATGCAATATGATGTAAGAAGTATTCACACTGGTGGAACGCAAACAAATCAAGCTCTTGTTTCAGGTAGAGTTCGTATTAAATCAGTTATTATTACTGGCGGTGCTACTGCTGGTATGGCTAGATTTTTAGATGCATCAGGCGGTAATATACTTCTAGAACTTGATACAGGTTCAAATTCTAATATGACTAACGTAATTTTACCAGGTGAAGGTATTTTATTCCCTAATGGTATTTGGTATACGTCTGTTGCTACTGCACCTATTGGAATTACAGTAATTTATGGCTAGTAAGAAAAAAGGTCCCTCATTAGCAGTCGGACGTGGTGAGAAGCTCCCTGTGTCTAAAGGCGCAGGTCTTACCGCTAAAGGCAGGGCCAAGTATAATGCTGCTACAGGATCACATTTAAAAGCACCTCAACCACAAGGTGGACCGCGTAAACGTTCATTTTGTGCTCGTATGTCTGGTATGCCAGGTCCTATGAAGGATGAAAAAGGTAGACCCACACGTAAGGCTGCTTCATTAAAACGATGGGGGTGCAAATGAGTACAGAAAGAGAATTAGCTGAACATGGCATCGAAATTAAACATATTCAAGCGGATGTAGATACTATTATGGAAGATATGGAACAATTAAAAGCTAGACTTGATAATATTGAAAAAACGCTAGAAGAAATTAAAGGCGGTTGGAAAGTGTTTATTGCGATTGCTACTGCAGGATCTATGTTTATTAGTTGGATCGTTAATCACTGGTTAAAATAATATGAAAGCATTTATTGAAAGGGTATTTATGGCTAAAAGAAATAAAGAAGAGTCTGTACAAGATCAGGCTACAGAAGCCGTAGTAGAAGCTATTGTAGAAACTAAATCTAAATCAGATAAACATAAAGATGATTGTCAATGTAGTACATGTTTAGAATGTTTAGAGTGGAGAAAATAATATGCCAAGCGTATCCAAAAAACAACACAATTTAATGGCAGCCGTAGCTAATAATCCTGCGTTTGCTAAAAAGGTCGGTATTAAAAAATCAATCGGTGAGGAGTTTCTCCAAGCTGATAAAGGTAAAAAATTTAAAGGAGGCGGTATGGCTAAATCAGATTTAAAAGAAGATACAAAGATGGACAAAGCTCAAGACAAAGCTATGATCAAAAAAGCATTTAAACAACATGATGCTCAAGAACATAAGGGTGGCAAAGGTACTAAATTAGCTCTTAAAAAAGGCGGTTGTGCAAAAATGTGTGGTGGTGGTATGTCTAAAGCTAAAAAATATGCACGTGGTGGTGGTATTGAAGTACGTGGTAAAACTAAAGGAAAGATTATTTAATCATGGCTGATAAAGATCTCAAACCTAGCGATATGTATCAAAAGGAATTAAAAGAGTTGTATGAAACAGGTACAACTCAAAGACAAATAGATGCTGCTAAAGCAAAAAACAAAGAACTTGCAGACCAATTAATGCAGCAAGGTATTGACCTTGCAGGTCCAAAAGATAAAGTACGTCCTGTACAAATGCCTGAATTAAAAACAAAAGATACAGGTGATAAAAATAAATTTGATATTAAAGGTACTCTTCCTAAAGGCTATGAAAATGCTAAACCTGTTAAAAAAGGTGGCATGATTAAGAAAATGAAAAAAGGTGGATCAGTAGGATCAGCTTCTAAACGTGCTGATGGATGTGCTACAAAAGGTAAAACAAAAGGACGTATAATCTAATGAGATCTTCACGTGGTATGGGAGCTATTATGAAATCTAAAATACCTGGTGCTATGCCAGATAAGATGCCTAAAGGCAAAGTAAAAGCACGTCGTGATAACACAGACTTTACTCAGTATAAAGAAGGTGGAAGTGTTAATGCTGCGGGTAATTACACAAAACCTAGTCTACGTAAAAGAATTGTAGCTCAAGTAAAAGCAGCTGCAACACATGGTACAGGTGCTGGTCAATGGTCAGCTCGTAAAGCACAACTCGTTGCAAAGAAATATAAAGCTGCAGGTGGCGGTTATAAGTGAGTGCCTTAGCTAAATCTCAACGTTCACTCAAATCATGGGGTGATCAAAAGTGGAGAACTAAGTCTGGTAAAAAGTCTAGTGAGACAGGTGAAAGATATTTACCAGAAAAAGCTATTAAAGCTTTAAGTCCACAAGAATACGCTGCAACAACAAAAGCTAAAAGGGCAGGTAAAGCTAAAGGTAAACAATTTGTAGCTCAACCTAAGTCTATTAAACAAAAAGTAAAACCATATAGAAAGATTAAATAATGGTAGATAGAACCTCAGGAACAGTAACTTTTAATTTAGATTTAAATAATCTAGTTGAAGATGCGTTTGAGCGTTGTGGCCAAGAACTACGTACTGGATACGACTTAAGAACTGCACGTCGTTCACTTAATATTATGACAGCTGAATGGGCTAATCGTGGTATTAACATGTGGACTTTAGAACCTGGTCAAGTGACATTAAACCAAGGTCAGATTATGTATCCATTACCTGTTGATACAATTGATTTATTAGATATGGTTACACGCACAGGTTCAGGTTCAACACAACAAGATATTAATATTAACCGTATTTCTGAATCTACATACATAACAATACCTAATAAAAATGCTACAGGACGTCCAATACAAGTTTGGATTAATAGACAAAGTGGTCAAGAGAACCCTACTACAATAACTTTAAATGAGACTTTAACTGCAACAAATACAACTGCAGACGATATTATTACACTATCAAGTACAGTAGGTTTAGCACAGTTTGGTTTTATTAAAATTGGCGATGAAACAATTCAATATGGTGGTGTAAGTGGAAATACAATTACAGGATGTATTAGAGCTGTTAATAATACAACAATCGCAGCTCATGCAATAGGTGATAAAGTCTACGTACAAAATTTACCTACAATTAATGTATGGCCTGCTCCTGATCAAAGTAATTTTTATACATTTGTATATTACAGATTAAGACGCATTCAAGATGCAGGGAACGGCGTGACCGTAGAAGATATTCCATTTAGATTTATTCCTGCTATGGTTGCAGGATTAGCTTATTATTTAAGTTTAAAATTACCAGGTGCTGAACCTAGAATCACTATGTTAAAACAAGCATATGATGAATCATTTCAGTTAGCAGCTGACGAGGACAGAGAAAAAGCTCCAGTACGATTTGTACCAAGAGATATGTTCTATTATAGGAACTAAAAATGCCTAGTAAATATTCAAGTGGCAAGAATGCGATTGCCCAATGTGATCGATGTAATTTTAGGTATAAGCTATCTCAGTTAAAACGATTGGTTATTAAGACCAAAAATGTTAATATACTTGTATGTAAAACTTGCTGGGAACCAGATCAACCGCAGTTACAACTTGGTATGTATCCAGTAAGTGATCCGCAAGCAGTAAGAGATCCAAGACCTGATAGTCCTAGTTATTATCAATCAGGATTAGATGGATTACAAGTAGAAGCAGGTACAGGTGTATCACCAGAGCAAACAGGTGTACCATTATTAGGTAGTAGAATTATACAGTGGGGATGGAAACCTGTAGGTGGAGCAAGTTATTTTGATGCTGCATTAACACCAAATGATTTAGTAGCACAAGGTAATGTAAGTAGTGTAACAGTAACAATAACTTAAGGAGAAGTAAAATGGCATATAAATCAGCAGCTGATGGTATTACTAAAAAAGGTAAGACTAAAGGTCGTAATTTAGGTGATGATGGCGCTAAAGTAGGCATTGAAAAAGGACCAAAACATGCTGGTTCTAAAGGTGGTAAAACTAATGCTGACATGAAATCTATGGGTCGTAACCTAGCTAAAATTGCAGCACAGAAAAAAGGATAATAAATATGGCAGAATATAAACAACCAGTAAATGTGCCTAATGCAAACATCTTCTACAACGAAGATCCAAATACATTAAAAGCACAAGACCTTAATAAAGGTACAGGTAGACAAAGAGTTAGTGCTGGTGATCCAGGTTCTAAATCTATGAATAGACATGGCGAAACACAAATTCGTGGATGTGGTGCAGCTACTAAGGGTACTAAAGCTCGTGGCCCTATGGCATAATAAATGAACTATACCCAGCTAGTTAACGAAATACAGAGTTATACCGAAAATCAGTTTACTACAACTGATATTAATACTTTTATAACTCAAGCAGAACAACGCATTTATAATAGTGTGCAGTTGCCTGCGCTTCGTAAAAATGTAACAGGTACTACAACAACTGGGAATAAATATTTAACTATACCAAGTAATTGGCTTTCTACATTTAGTTTGGCAGTTATTAATGCAGATAATGAATATTTATATCTTCTAAATAAAGACGTAAACTTTATAAGACAATCGTTTCCAGATACGGATTCTGATTTTTATGGTCAACCTCAGTATTATGCAGTATTTGACCAAAATACATTTATATTAGGCCCTACACCAGATCAAAATTATGAAGTTGAATTACATTACTTTTACTATCCAGAATCAATTACAACTGTATCTGGTGGTCAAACTTGGTTAGGTGATAATTTTAGTTCAGTGCTTTTATATGGTTCACTACTAGAAGCTTATACCTACATGAAGGGTGAGGCTGATGTTATGCAAGAATATCAAAAACGATACGATGATGCAGTTACATTATTATTACAACTAGGTGATGGCAAAAATAGACAAGATGCGTATCGTTCTGGTCAAGTTAGGATTCCAGTTAGAGTATGATTTTAGGTCAAGCACAAACAACTACTTTTAAACTTAATCTATTAAAAGGGTTAGAGAATTTTTACACAGGTTCTCCTTATACATATAAAATTGCTTTGTATAATGCATCAGCTACTATAGATAGTACTACAACTGCTTATACAACAGATAACGAAATTACAGGTACTGGCTACACTGCTGGGGGTAACGTATTAACTCCTACAATAGGTAGTGATACTAGTAATAATACGGCTTATGTTACATTTGCTAATGTTACTTGGAGTCCTGCAAGCTTTACGGCAGCGGGTGCTTTAATATATAATAGCACTACTAATGCATCAGTCGCTGTATTAAATTTTGGTGGGGAAAAGGTAGCCACTACATCATTTACAATAGAGTTTCCTGCAGCAACCTCGACCACTGCAGTAATAAGAATTAATTAAGGAGAATTATATGATTCAAGAACGAAACGGCTTTGGTGATAATGCCTTTGCCTCATTAAATACAAGCGTAGCATCCAAAGACAACGTTGGTCTTGAAGGATATTACCACGTAGTATGCCGAGATAAAGACGGTAAACTAAAATGGGAAGAATACGTTGAAAACCAAGTAGTACAAGCTGGTAAGAACTTAATGTTCACTCAGTTATTAGGTACTTCTATTGCAGTAGTAGGTCCATACTTAGGTATTATTGGTGTTACAGGTACATCTGTTAGTGCAGGTTCTTTTGTAGTAGGTGCGACTTACTCAATTACTTCTGTAGGTACAACTTCATTTACATCAATTGGCGCTTCAGCTAATACAGTAGGTGTAGTATTTACTGCTACAGGTGTAGGTACAGGTACAGGTACTGCAACACTCATTGGTACTTTCTCACCAACAGATACAATGGCATCACATGCTGGTTGGACAGAATTTACTGCTTATACAGTAGGTGGTTCAGCAGTTCGTGGTACTGCAGTATTTTCAGTAGCTAACGGTGGACAAACTACTCCAGGTACTAACGTAGTAACAGCATCAGCTACATCTATTACTTATACAATTACAGGTGTAGGTGGTAACGTAGGTGGATGTTTCTTAGTTACAGGTACAGGTGCTGTAAATACACAAAGTTCAACAGCAGGTACATTATATAGTGCAGGCGCATTTAGCTCTATTAAATCTACAACCGCTGGTGATACAGTAGCAGTTACATACTCAACAACAGCAACATCATAATAAGTAATTAGGCCTATAGTAATTGTATTATGGGCCTAGCCTTAAACTTACTTAACCATGAAAAGCGCTGTTGTCAACAGAGAAACGACTGTAGTTGAAAACATTATTTTGGCTGATCCTACTGATCCATGGCCATTTCCTAGCACATTCTTAGTTTTAGTTCCAGACGATCTTCCAGTTATTATAGGTTATACTTATATCGATCCAGATTTTTATAATATGGACGGTAATATTGTTACGCCTATAGTTCAAGAAGTAATACAAGGAGATCTAATAAATGGCAGCTAGATTCTGGGTAGGTGGAGCAGGTACATGGGATGGATCTACAACTACAAACTGGTCAGCAACTTCTGGTGGTGCCGGTGGAGCTTCTGCTCCTACATCTGCAGACGATGTAACATTTGATGCTAGCTCAGGCACTGGCATAGTTACAACTGCAGCAACTGCTGCTGCAAACTCAGTTACATATAACTCAAGCACACTCACAAGTTTAACATTGGGTGCGGCATTAAATATTAGTGCATCTACTTCTGGTGCATTTACTTTAACTGCTGGTACTATTAATTTAGCTACTTTTACTTTAACGGTTAAATCATTTTCATCTAGTAACTCTAATACTCGCGCTATTCAGTTTGGTACAGGTAATATCACAACAACAGGTTCAGGTACTGCATGGTCCACTTTAACTGCAACTAATTTAACCTATACTGGCACTCCAACGGTTAATATATCTAATAATTCAGCAACAGCAACTACAGTAAACGCACATAGTACAGGCGGTACAGAAGCTAATGCATTTAATTTTAATTTTACAGTTGGTTCATATGGCCTTACTGTAAATACTGGATCTGTGTTTAAATCACTAGCATTTACAGGAGGAACCATAACTTGGAGTTCTATTAATCCATATACCTTTTATGGAAACTTAACATTATTAGCAGGGATGACATTTAGTTCTGGAAATACTTTTACATTTGCTGCAACTTCTGGTACTCAAACTATTACATCAGCTGGTAAATCTTTATTTGCAATAACACAAAATGGCGTAGGAGGTACAGTATCTTTAGCTGATGCTTTAACATTAAATAATAGCGGAGCTTATACACTTACTAATGGTACATTTAATACTAATAATCAATCAGTAACTTTAGGAATTTTTTCATCTAGTAACTCTAATACTCGTGCTCTTAATTTAGGGTCAAGTACAATTACTCTACTTAATAATGCAACACCATGGAATATAAATACTTCTACAGGTATGACACTTACTCGTGGAACAAGTACTATAACTATGACTGGGGCAGGTGGTACTTTTAATGGTGGTGGTCTTACATATTATAATTTAACTTATGGACCTAACGGTACACAATATACTATAACTGGATCAAATACATTTAACAATTTAACTTTAAATTATTATAACGCTGGTTCAAATGTTGCTGTATATGGTTTTACATCTGGAACAACTACTACAGTTCAAGGTACACTTAGCTCTAATGGGCTAGCTGTTAATCAAAGAATAGCAATTAGATGTACTTCGGATATTAATTTACTTACAGCTACTATTTCTGCAGCAACAGTTTCTTTATCTAATACTGATTTTGGGTTTATTACTGCCGCTGGATCTATACCATGGACAGGTACAAGTTTAGGAAATAGTGGTGGTAATACAAATATAACTTTTGCTCCAAAGACAGTATATTGGAGTTTACTTGCTGGAGGTAATTTTTCTTCTAATGCATGGGCAACATCTTCTGGCGGAGTTCCATCTACTGCAAATATGCCTATACCTGGGGATACTGCAATTATTGATAATACAGGGCTTACAACAGGAAATACAATTACTTTAGATACTACTTATGCTGTAGTTGTAAATACTTTGCCCAGTATAAATATAACTCGCACAAACGCATCTACTTTTAATTTTGCTAATACTACTAATCTTGCATTTGCTCTTGCAGGATTATCTATATCATCAGCTACGACATGTACAAATACTGGAGGAGGATCATTAACATTTTATGGCACAGCAGCTATTCCTGCTACTTTAAGTGGTACAGTACCAAACATATTAACGTTTGAAAATTATATTACTTTAACTGGCAATTCAAATGCTACTGGCGGTGTAAGTCAGTTTGGCAATAATAATGGAGGAACATTTAATCTTAATAATTTTACATTTACTTGCGCTACATTTGCATCTACTAATTCTTTTACTAGAACTATAGCCTTTGGTACAGGAAATATTACTATTACAGGTACAGGAGCTACTGTATTTAACACTGCTACCGCAACAGGACTTAGTTATACTGGTACTCCAACGGTTAATATAACTGGTAGTAGTGTAACTGTAACCTCAGGTACTACAGGAGGAGCATCTACCAATGCATTTAATTTTAATATATCTTCTATTACTGCAATAACAATATCTAATAATTCTGTATTAGGGGCTTTAAACTTTACTGGAGCTACAGGTACTTTTGCACCTGGTACTAATACATACACATTTTATGGGTCCGTAACGCTAGTATCAGGTATGACTTATACTACAGGTTCAGGTCAATGGACATTTGCAGGGAATACAGGTACTCAAGTTATTACATCAGGTGGTAAAACACTTGGACCAATAACTATTAATAATACAGGTACTTCAGTTCAATTTGGCGATAATATTACTGCTAATAGTACTATAACGTTTACTACAGGCACTTTAGATATTAATAGTAAAACTAATACTGGTTTTACAACAGCTACTTTTGCAACAGGTCCTACAACAATTCAAAATGGAACTTTAAATACTACATCAATAACTCATACATCAGGTACATTAAATTTAAGTGCTACAGGTCCTGGTAATATTGCATCAACAGGTACATATACATTTACGGCCGGCGCGTTAAATCTTTTAGGTAATCAAACAGTATCTGTATCAACTTTATCTTCTGCCAATGCTAATACAAAATCAATAGCTTTTGGTACAGGTAATATTACTACTACCGGAACAGGTACAGCAGTTACATTTACTGGAACAGCGTTTACTTATACAGGTACACCTACAATTAATGTATCTTATAGTGGTGCATCATCTCTTACAGTTACAACATCTACATTTACTGAATCTAATGCTATTAATTTTAATCTTACTGCAGGGTCTTATGTATTAACTGTAACTTCTGCCTCTGTATTTAAAAGTTTAAATTTAACTGGTTTTGCTGGATCTTGGACTCCTGCTACTTCAACATTTTATGGTGATCTTACATTATCCACAGGCATGACACACGGTGGCGGTACTAACGTATGGACCTTTGCTGCTACGTCAGGCGTACAATTAATTAATTCAGCAGGTAAAACACTTAACTCAATCACACAAAGTGGTGCGGGTGGAACAGTAAGATTAGTTGCTGGAACTACAACGCTTGGTACCACTGCAACTTATACTCATACAAATGGTACATTAGATTTAGGTACAAATACATCTACACTATCTACCGGCTTATTTGCATCCAATAACTCTAATATCCGAGCAATAACATTTGGTACAGGTAACATTACTGTAACAGGTTCTGGTACTTCATTTACTACTGCCACAGCAACTAATTTAACCTATACTGGTACACCAACAGTTAATATATCTAATAATACCGCTACAGCTACTACACTTACGGCTCATACTACAGGCGGCACAGAAACCAATGCTTTTAATTTTTATATTAATGCTGGTACTTATGCATTAACTTTATCTAATGGTAATGTATATAAAACTTTAGATTTTACTGGTTCTTCTATATCGTTTTCTCAAGGTACTTTTAACTATACAGTATATGGCAATTTAACTTATGCTGCTGGAGTTACATGGACTGTAACAGGCATTGGCACATGGACTTTTGCTGCAACTTCAGGCACACAACAACTAACATCTGCGGGTAAAACATTAGGTAACTTAACTATAAATGGTGTTGGCGGAACAGTACAACTGCAAGATGCGTTAACATTAGATACAGTAAATGGATCACTAACAATATCAAATGGTACATTAAATGCTAATAATCAAAATTTAAATATAGAGAATTTTACATCAACAGGAAGCCCAACAGTAACTATGGGCTCTGGAACGTGGACAATAACTGGAACTGGAGCACCTTGGAGCGTAAGTTCAACTACTACTTTAAATGCTAATACATCTACTATAGCTATTTCAGATACTACTGGCGCAGCTATATCATTTACTGGTGGTACTAAAACTTATAATAACTTAACACTCTCTGGAACTACAGGTTCAACAGCGCTTACTATTTCAGGCGGAACTACATTTAATACTATATCAAGTTCTAAAACTGTTCCTTATACAATATCACTTGGTGTAGCCGCTCCTATTACAGTTTCTACTTGGTCTGCACAAGGTAGTTCAGGTAATTTATTAACATTAAATTCAAACACTGCAGGAACTCAAGCTTCACTAGCTGTTACAAATACTGTATCAATTGGATATACAGCCGTAATAGATAATAATCTTACAACCGCTAATGGTACTGTAACAAATGGTTATTTATATAATACAACTGGTTGGACATTTGGTACTGGAACACAGACTTTTGCAGCGTTGACATCAGGAACTTATTGGACAGTACCTAGCCAATTTAATTTTACAACTAATACTATACACATAATTGGCGGTGGCGGTGGCGGGTCAGGACCTACTATAGCTTCTACTACTGCAAATAGAATTGGTGGTGCTGGTGGCGGTGGAGGAGGGTATGCAAAACTAATAAATCAAGCATACTATTTAGGACAAACTTACTATTATAGTATTGGTGCAGGTGGTGCAGGCGCAGCGGGTGCTTCTGCGGGAGGTACTTCTACAGGTGGTACGGGTGGTACAACTTCATGGGGTGCCCTACAAAATTCAATTACTTTTGTAGCAAGTTCTAAAACACAAAATTCTGCAACGGGAAGTGCTATTTCTATTAGTGTGCCTACTGGAACCGCAGTAGGTGATTTGATGGTTGTATTTTTAACAGCATCTGGTGGTACAGCTACTTGGACTACAACAGGTTGGACACAAGCTATTACTTTTAATGGTCGTGTAGTTGCTTATAGAATATCAACTGGAAGTGATCCAACATCTTTTACAGCATCTACAGGTACAGGTACGCTTCAAGGATATATAACTACATATAGAAATGCAACCTATGCAGCTGTGTCATCAGCTGGAACAGCCGCTACACCAACAGTTGCCCCATCTGTAACTTGTGCTGTACCTAATAGTGTAGTTCTTGCATTTTATTCAACCGTTGGTTCATCTGGCATTACATTTACAACACCAACTGGATATTCAAATGTAGACAGTGATAGTGATGCAACGGCACCATCAAGTGCAATTTTTTCTAAATCTGGTGTTGCAGCAGGAGCTTCTGGTACAGCTACATCTACTCCATCTGGTGGCGTTACAGCAACAGCAATCCAAATCGCTCTATCTCCAACAGCAGGATCTTACTCAGCTACAGCATCAGGCGGTGCTGGTGGTGTTTCTTCTGGTGGTACTACAAATACTGGCGGTACTGGTGGTACAGGAACTGGAGGAACTTTAAATTATACAGGTGGTACTGGAGGAGTATCTACTGCATCAACAACTACAGGTGCGTGTGGTGGCGGCGGTGGTGGAGGTTCAGCTGGTCCATTAGGTAATGGAGGTAGTGGTGGAACAGGAAGTACAGGTGCATCTGCAGCGGCTACAGCTGGCGGTGGCGGTGGAGGTAATGGTGGAGGTTCAGCTGGCGGTAACGCAGTAACTTCTACTTCTGGTGCAGGTGGTAATAATAATGCTGGAGTAGGCGGCGGAACAGCCGTAGGCCCAACAGCTAACGGAATTACAGGTACGAGTGGCGGTGGTGGATCAGGTGCTGCAAATACAAATACAGCAGGTTCAGGTAGTACAGGCGTAGATATTGTATCATCTTATGGCTCTGGTGGAGGATCAGGAGCTACATCAGGTGCTAACACTAACACTATTGCTACTGCAGGGTTATATGGTGGTGCAGGGGGAGCTGCTGGATGTTCTACTACAACTACTGTTACTTATACAGGAGATGCTGGTGCACAAGGTCTTGTTGTTATTATATGGGCTCCTACAACAAGTAATAATTATACTGATAGTGTTACTGAACCTACTAATGTACAAGATATATTAGATATTATTTTTAATACTACAGCAACTCGCGTAGAGCCTATTACAGTAAATGATACTAGAACTATCACTGCTCAATTACTTTTTGATATTACTGAAAATTCTAATTTAAATGATGTTAAAACTATTGGGTTTGTCTATACGTTAGATATAACGGAAGATGTATTATTAAATGATGTTATATCCGCTGGAATTAGATTCCCACTTACAATTACCGAAAGAGTAACTATAGATGATATAAGAGATATTTTAGCTAACTTTTTAAGAACTATATCTGAAGGGCAAACGGTTAGAGATCTTAATACTACAGTTTCTAATTATTTAACATCATTGACTGAAAACGGGATAATCAGAGATACTCCAACTATAACTGCCCAATACAAACCAACTATAATAGAAAATATAAATCTAGCAAGTTTAGAAAATTCAATTACAGCATATAAAATAAGTATATCTGAGGCGTCTACTCTTAATGATTTAAGTATTGCTGGTACAGCACTTATAGCTAGTATTACTGAAAATATTACTTTAAGAGAAACTTCTTCTGCAGCTATACAATCATTCTTTAATGTGGTTGAAAATCTTAATATAAATGATATTGATTTAATCAAAGCTAATTTTTCAGCTACAGTTTTTGAAAGTTTAGGAATACTAGACTTTGTATGTTATAACGGATGGTTTAAAATTGATGCTAATCAAACAGCGGCTTGGGCAGCTATAGTAGACTCTCAAACCCCTAATTGGACAGGTATTGACGATTCACAAACACAAAATTGGGGTGATATTGATACCTCACAACCATGTAGTTAATGTATAATACAGATAATTTCATAAAGGATTTACTATGGCAAGTACCTATTCATCACTAAAAATAGAGCTAATCGGGACAGGCGATCAGTCTGGTACCTGGGGCACAACTACAAATACTAATTTAGGAACCGCAATTGAAGAGGCCATTACGGGGACGGCTGATGTTGCTTTTTCAAGTGCAGACGTTACTTTAACCCTAACAGATACTAATAGTGCTCAAACAGCTCGTAACTTACGTCTTAACTTAACCGGCACATCAGGCGGTGCTAGGAATCTTATTGTTCCGGCAATTGAAAAACAATACATTATTAATAATGGCTTAGCAGACGCAGTTACTGTTAAAAATGCTACAGGTACAGGCGTATCAGTCCCAGCTGGTAAATCAATGCTTGTATTTAATACAGGTACAAACGTTGTTGAAGTAGTAACGGCTTTAGCAACAGGCACAGTAATTCCAGTAGCAAACGGAGGTACAGGCGCTTCTAGTGCTTCAGTAACATCATTTAATAATATAACAGGATATACTGCCTCTGGTGCTACAGGTACTACAAGTTCTAATTTAGTGTTTTCAGCGTCTCCTACACTTACAGGATCTCCTTTAGCTCCTACACAAACTGCTGGTGATAACTCTACCAAAATAGCAACAACGCAATATGTAGCAACCGCAGTTACGAACGCTACAGGTTCATTAGGAACTATGTCGACTCAAAATGCTAGTGCTGTAGCTATTACAGGGGGTACTATAAATAGTACAACAGTTTCAGGAAATAATATTTATGGTACAGCAATAACTGCAGGTAGTTTTGTAATAGGATATGTATATACTATTGCTTCTGTAGGTACAACTTCATTTACATCAATTGGCGCATCTGCTAATACTGTAGGAATAACATTTGTTGCAACAGGAGCTGGGTCTGGTACAGGTACTGCATATAATTATTATGTGGGTAGCAATTCAACAGGAGCTAAAACAGTTTCAACATCTACTCCTTCAGGTGGTAATGATGGAGATATTTGGTATCAAGTTTCATAATGCCCAAACTTTATGTAAAACAAAGCGGTACTTGGAAACAAGTACAACTTTTATGGATTAAAAAAAACGGTGTATGGACATCTCCTACAGCTGCATTAATTACTTCTGGCGGCATAGGTAAACAATTTTATCCAGATTCTATTGGCCCCACATCATATTTAACCTCTGGTAGTTTCAGTTATACTGTTCCAGCTACTGTCACCTCGTTAAAAATTACTATGATTGCAGGGGGAGGAAGTGGGTCAGGAGGTAATGATTATGGTTCTGGAGGCGGAGGTTCAGGTGGCTATTATCAAGATTACATATATGCAGTAACTCCTGGACAAGTTATATCTGGATCTGTAGGAAGTGTTGGACAAAATACAACTTTTGGAACATTAACTTGTACAGCAGGAGGAGATGGACAATTTTCTGGTACAGGTGGAACAGCAGGTAGTCCTAGTGGTACTGTTGGTGGTACTGCATATTATTCAGGACAAGCTTATGCAGGTAATGGAGCTAATTCTCCATTTGGTACAGGTGGTGCTGGTGGTATTGGTGGTGGACCACATGTTACAGGTAATGCTGGATCTCCAGGTACAGGTTATGGATCAGGTGGAGGTGGTGGCGGTAATAATAAAGGTGGTGGATCTGGAGCACCTGGTTTTGTAACTGTAACCCCTGTAAGCCCTAATGTTATTTCCTATAATACAGGCGGAACTAATACAACATTTACTGTCCCTGCTGGAGTTACATCTATCACTATCGCAGTTGCTGGAGGTGGTGGAGGTGGAGGTGGAGGTGATGGTGGAGCTGCTGGAGGTTATCCTAGTGGTGGTAGTGGAGGTTCATTAATTTCAGGAACAGTAGCAGTTACTCCAGGAGATATTTTTACTATTCAAGTTGGAGGATATGGTGGTCTCGGTCTTGGTGGCGTTAGAGGTTATGGTGGTGGTACAGCTGGTGTAGCATATAATACAGCATATAATGGTGGTAGAGGTGGTAATGCTGGTACTTCAGGAACTTCAGGTGCTGGAGGAGGAGGCGGAGCTGCAACAGTAGTATTAAAAAATGGATCAAATTATATTATAGCAGGTGGTGGATATGGAGCTGGGGGATCAGGACTTAGTAATTATGGATTAGGTCCTTATGGTTCATATAATACAACAACTACTGGACTTCAAGGCGATGATAAAGGCGGAGATGGTGGCGGCGGTGGAGGCGGTGGAGGTGGATATGCTCGCGGCGGTGGTGGAGGTCCAACAACAGGTGGAGATTCAGGTGCTTACTCAGGAACTTCAGGTGAGTCGTTAGTACCATCAGGATTTACTACATCAACAGCATCAAATGGTGGATATTGGATAAGTGGCAATGGCGGAAATGGGTACGTTACAATAACTTATTAAGGATTAGTTATGGATGGCATAGTAGGAACAATATTAAGTACAATTGGAAGCATTTTAGATAAAGTAATACCCGATACAAATAAAAGAAAAGAAGCTGAAGAAGCTTTTAGATTAGCATTAGAATCAAACGAATTTCAGTTAGCAATTGAACAAATTAAAGTCAATGCAATTGAAGCGGCAAGCAACGATAAATTTACTAGTAGATGGAGACCTTTTATAGGGTGGACTTGTGGAACAGCATTCGCATTACATTTTGTTATTTTTCCTATTCTTAATTGGTTTGTGGTTCTATTCGGAGCTCCAGCTATTAACATCGTATTTGATATGCAATCTCTTATGTATGCTCTCGGCGGTCTTTTAGGATTAGGTGGATTTAGAACCTATGAAAAAATTAAGGGTGTAACTAAGTGATTATAGAAGTCAAACGATTTGAGTTTGGTGATAACTATACAATAGGGCAAATGACTATTGATGGAATCTTTTTTTGTTATACACTAGAAGACAAAGTTCGTACTGAAAAAATAAAAGGAAAGACTGCAATTCCTGAAGGTACTTATTCGGTTATTGTCGATAAGTCTATTAGGTTTGGTAAAGACATGCCACATATTATGAATGTACCTGGGTTTGATGGTGTTAGAATTCATTCAGGTAATACTGATGCAGATACAGAAGGATGCATTTTAGTAGGTATGGATTGGGTAAAAGGCAATTTTATAGCTCGTTCCAAAGAAGCATTTAATAAGTTTTTTCCTAAATTACAACAAGCTAAACAAGCAAAAATAACAATATGCCATTAAGTAAATTAGTATTTAAACCTGGTATTAATCGAGATCAGACTGACTATGCTTCTGAAGGTGGTTGGTATGAGATGGATAAGGTTCGTTTTCGTTCAGGATTCCCTGAAAAATTTGGTGGTTGGACTGTATCCAATATTAATCAATATAAAGGTTCCGCACGTTGTATTTTTTCTTGGTCTACTACTAATGGTTCTAATCTATTAGGTATAGGCACTAATTCTAAAGTGTATGTTGGATCAGGTACTACGTTATATGATATTACCCCAATTCAAAATACATATACTCATTCTACAACACCAACAACTGATAATTGTATAAATACAACTAACGGATCCAAAACTGTTACTGTAAAAATTACAGGTCATGGAGCTACAACAAATACCTGGGTATTATTTAGCGGCATTGTAGGTACAGGGTCTCCTCAAAAAATAGGCGGCATACCTATTACAGAAATGAATACCGAAGTTCAAGTAACAGTTATTGATTCTAATACTTTTACATTTGAAGCTACAACAGCCGCTACTTCTACAACTACTAATCAAGGTGGTACAGCAATCACAGCCGTTATTTATATGGATGCTGGATACCCCATTACTACTGCTGGTTATGGTTGGGGTACATCTACATGGGGTCGAGGTACTTGGGGTTCAGGATCAACAACACCTGTATATGAACCTGCTAGATTATTATTTATGGATAAGTTTAATAATGATTTAGTATTTAATACTGCATATGATACAGTAAGTGGTTCAGGAGGTTTTATTTATTATTGGGCTTTTGATTCTTCATTTACTACAGATGCTGTTTTACTAAGTTCTATATCGGGTGCTGTAGCAGTGCCACAAAAAGTACAAAAAATACTATTTACACCTCAAGGTTTTCTATTAGCATTAGGTTGTACAAACTATGATCCTACAGCCGCTGCTCCTGATTATTTAGGAAGTTATGATCCATTACTTATTCGTTGGAGTAATGTTGATCCTGATCTAGGCCCAGAACCAGAGAATTGGCAGCCCACTTTAACTAATACTTCAGGATATATAAGACTACAATCAGGTTCTAAAATTATTACTGCAATTAATACACGACAAGAAACACTTGTATTTACTAATACATCATTAACATCTATTCAATATTTAGGTTCTAATGAAGTATTTGGTGCACAAGAAATGTCACATAATATATCTATCATAGGTCCCAATGCTGTGGTAGGTTCAAACAATATTAATTACTGGATGGGACGAGATAGGTTCTATACTTATTCAGGCCGTGTTGATACTTTACCTTGTACATTAAGACAATATATATTTACAGACCTTAATTATACTCAAAGTGCTCTAATTTTCTCAGGCGTTAATAATAAGTTTACTGAAATTATATGGTTCTACCCATCAGCTAATTCAACTGAAATTGATCGTTATGTAGTGTTTAATTACCTTGAAAATATTTGGTATTATGGCCAACTAGAAAGAACTGCATGGATTGACTCAGGCGTATTTAATAATCCTGTAGCACTAGACAATGGTTGGGTATATCAACATGAAAGTGGTACTGATGATGGTCAACCTTTAGGTGCGGCTCCACTACCTATTACTTCATATATTAAATCTGCTGATATTGATGTTGATGATGGTGATAAATATATGTTAATTCGTCGTGTTATACCTGATGTTAACTTTGTAGGTTCAGAAACATCTAATCCAGTAACAGGTGCTGCAATCACCCCACAAGCAACTATTACAGTTGGAGTTAGAAACTTCCCAGGTGCTGCAACATCTACTACAAATGAAGAAGGTCAAACTACCGATGCAGATATTATTACAGCTACTGCCACAGTAAATCAATATACTAATCAAGTATTTATTAGAGCTCGTGGTCGTCAAATGTCATTTCAAATAGGTTCAGATACAGTAGGTACTCAATGGCAATTAGGTTTACCAAGAGTAGATGCCCGTCCTGATGGAAAGAGAAACTAATGGCTAATGTTAATATTGCAAATGTAAAAGCCCCCAAAGCACCAAACTTACCTATTCCTACTGTAAGTTATAGTCAAACTTATTTTGAAGTTTTAACTAATGTATTACGTTTATATTTTAACCAACTTGATTTATTTGGAGCAACGTTAACAACACCTGATATTGGGTATTATTTAAATCAACCATATGGTGGTTTTTCTGATTCAACTACTCAAACTCCATCAGCTATTAATACCCCTATTGCATTAACTTTAAATACTAGTGATATTGTTGATGGCCCACAATTTACGGGGGGTACTCCTGATATTTATATAGACCCTACATATAGTTCAAGAATAGTTATTCTATATCCTGGGGTTTACAATGTTCAGTTTTCATTACAATTACATAGTACAAACGCTGCAGCAAAAAATATTTATATATGGTTAAATCAAAACGGAACACCTGTTCCAAATACAGCATCTAGATTTCAAATATCCGGAAGTAATAATGAACAGATAGTTGCTTGGAACTTTTTAACAGAAACTTTTACTTCAGGTGAGTATATTGAATTAATGTGGCAAGTAGATAATGTTAACATTCAAGCATATGCAGTGCCTGCAACGGCAACAATACCTGCAATTCCATCATTAATTTTAACAGTAACACATGCATCTGCTTAACTTTTATGGTAATATTTAACATATCTAACAAGGATTTTTTATGACTCACCACCAATCAGCACAAGGTTTAGCATCCCTAGGTCGCCGTGGCGACAGTATGCTTGTCCATATGAGCCCTCATGAAGTGGCTGGACTTAACTATTTAGCTCAAAAACAAGGCACTAAACTTACTGTAAACCCACATACAGGTCTTCCTGAAGCATTTAGTTTAGGTGGTTTCTTTAGTTCGTTCTTACCTACCATTGCTGGTATGGCTTTTGCACCTGAAACAGGTGGGTTTTCAATGGCTCCACTATTAGCAGGTGCTGCAACAGGTGCTGGTCTTGCAGCTATTAAAAAAGAAGATCCCTTAATGGGGGCTTTAATGGGTGGATTAGGTGGTTATGGTGGAGGACAATTAGGTCCTGCTTTATCAAATGCTGCAGGTGCTGGAACTATTGCTCCAGATGTATTAAATAAAGGTATGCAACAAGTTGTTGCAGGTGGCGCTGATATAGCTAATCCATTAGTTAAAGATTCTATTACTCAAACAGTTTCTAGTAGCTTAGGAATATCTCCAGCAGAGGCCGCTAATATGGTTAAATATGGACCTTTAACTGCTGAACAAGGTACTATTCTTTCAAATGTAGGACAATATGGTCCATTAACTGGAGGTAGTAGTGGAGTAGCAGGTACTGGGTTTATGGATAAATTATCTCAAGCAGGTACAGGATTAAAAAATATAGCTACAGGTCAGCCAGGTGCGTGGGATGCATTTAAAGCTGCAGGTGGTACAGGAACTCAATTAGCACTACCAGTAGGCGGTGCAGTATTAAGTGGATTAGAACCATCTGATTTATATGGTGAACCTTTAAAAACAAATGATAAAGGTAAATACAATCCATACTCAACATTAAATTTAGGTAATGATACTGGTTTAAGATTATATGCAGGGGGTGGAGCTATTGGTAATCCATCAGTAGGTCAAGGTATATCCGATTTATATAATAGACCAGAAGGTCAAACTAATGAAATATTATCTAGAGATGGATATGGCATAGGTAGATTAGATAACTTAGCTGCTCAACAATCATTAGATCAAGCTAAAACTATGGGTTATGCTATGGGCGGTCCAGTAAGTTTTGCTGATGGTGGTGATGCTATGAAATTGTCTGATGAAATTCCAGCAATAGATCAAGGTATGGGATTAGGTTCATTAGCTCCAGTTACATCACAATCAATGCCTACACAACAAGTACAAAATGCTGCAATATCAGGTGCACAAGCACAACCTAGTGATAGTGGTATTATTGCACAAGTAGCAACAAAACTAAAAACTGATCCTAATTATCAACCAACCAACCCTATTGAAGTAGCAATTGCTAAACAATTAAAAGGTGATAGTGGCCAACAAGGTCAAGGCTTAGGATCATTAGGCTCTGCACAACCTTCACAACCGATGGTACCAAGTTATAATGCATCACAACCTATCGGACCAACTTATTATGCTGGTATGAATGCACCAAGAAGTTATGCACAGGGTGGTTTAACAACTGAAGGGTATAATTATAATAATTTACCTACTTTAAATTTAAATACTGGTCTAAGTACATTACCCGGTGCAATGGGTGGTAATAGATTTAAAAAAGGTCCACCAGTATTACAAACACCTCACCCTGTTAAAAAATATAATATGGGGATGATGGCTAAAGGTGGTTATTTAGATGGTGCTGGTGATGGTATGAGTGACTCAATTCCTGCTACGATAGAAGGCAAACAACCAGCTCGCTTAGCTGACGGTGAATTTGTGGTACCAGCAGATGTAGTTTCTCATTTAGGTAATGGCTCATCAAAAGCAGGATCACAAAGATTATATGCGATGCTAGACAAAGTTCGTAAAGCTCGTACAGGACATACTAAACAAGGTAAACAAATCAATCCTAATAAATACTTACCTGCATGAACAAAGTACAAATAGTAACTCCAAATAATGTATATTCAGTTTGGGGTGATGTAGAAAATTATTTAAATGCTTCTATTAATGTAAGTAATAATGATATAACATTAGAGCAATTAAAACTTATATTAGCTAGAGGTGAACAAACATTACTAGTATCTACAGATGATAAAGGTAATCTTAACGGTGCCATGACTGTAGAGTTTCAAAATTTACCTAATAATAGAGTGATGTTTATAACTGCATTGGGTGGTAATGGTATTGTAAACAAAGATACATTTGACCAAGTAGAAATTTGGGCAAGAATGCAAGGTGCAACAAAAGTAAATGCTTGGGCCCAAGAAGCACAAGCTAGGTTATATAAAATAAAAGCAAATTTTAATACTGTAAGAATGGTTGTGGAGAAAGACTTATGAAATTATTAAACTTATTTAATTGGGTACAAAACCTAGTTGAGTCATTTACATTTTATGGTTCCAGTGGTGGTGGAGGTGGAGGTAATACTACATCTACTTCTTATTCTACAAATTTACCTGAATATGCTAAACCATACTATGAAGAGCTACTAAAACAAACTGGTAAAGCTGTTTATACAACTGATTCTGCAGGTAATGTAACTGGTGTGCAACCAATGCAAACGTATACTGGTTCTAGATTAGCTGGATTTACACCAGGTCAACAAGCGATCCAACAAGAAGTAGCAGGTTTAACAACTCCAGAAGGTTTTAATCAAGCAACAGCAGGACTTAATGTAGGCCAAAATATGGGTTTTGGTGCCAGTGCATTGGGTCTAGGTCAAGCATTTGGATATAACCCTGTTACTCAAACAGGTGGTACTTTTGATGCTAATGCTGCACAAGCATATATGTCTCCATATCAATCTAATGTAACTGATATTGCAATTAGAGAAGCTCAAAAGCAAGCTGAGATTGATAGAAATAATAGAATGCAAGGAGCTATTGGACGTGGTACATTTGGTGGTGCTCGTCAAACATTAGCTGATGTAGAAGCACAAAGAGGAACTAATCTAAACTTAGCTGATATTAGAGCTAAAGGTCAACAAGCTGCGTTTGAAAATGCACAAAAAATGTTTGGAGAAGATCAAGCTAGACGTTTACAAGCTGCTCAAATGACACAACAAGGTCAACAATATGCTGCAGGTTTAGGTAAAGATATAGGTCTTGCTGGATTACAAGCAGGTATTGATACTTCTAAAGGTTTAGCAGCTACAGCAGCGGCTGAACAAGCAGCTAATTTAGATCGATTAAAAGCACAAGCAGCTAGTGCAGCTGAACCTCAAGCTATGCAACAAAGACAACTTGACTTAGCTTATCAACAATTCATGGAAAAACAAAACTATCAAAAACAACAGCTTGAATATCTTAGCAATATTCTTCGTGGTAATGCAGCGGCTTTGGGTTCAACTCAAACACAATACACACCAGCTCCTAGTTTAGCATCTCAAGTAGGTGGACTAGGATTAGCAGGATTAGGGCTATATAATCTATTAGGTAAAGGTTAATTATGAATATCGTTAAATTACAAAACGAATTAAAAAATATACCGGATCAAGCTCTTATAGGATATGTTCAAAACCCTACAGGTCAAGTACCTACCTACTTAGCATTAAGTGAATTACAACGTCGTAAAGACATGAGAGAAAAATTTCAGCAACAACAAAAACCTGAATCAACAGTAGCTGAAGATTTAGTAGCACCACCTGCTAAGCCACAAGGTCTTGCTGCATTAACTCAATCTACTGCACCTCAAGAATCTGGTGTTGCGGGTCTTCCTGTACCAGATCAAATGTTTAGTGGTAAAGGTATGGCAGCGGGTGGTATCGTAGCGTTTGCTGGTGGTGGATCTACATTAGATGATTATGGTATTGATATGCCTGTTGTTCCTACCTATGATGATTTAAAAATGGAAAACTTTAATGCTATGCAACAATATGGCGTTGATCCTGAGTTTTATGCTAAACAAGCTAAAGAGTTACAAAAACAAAGAGAAGAATTAAAAGGTGAAAAAACAGATGCTGGATGGATGGCATTAGCTCGTGCAGGTCTTGGTATGGCTGCAGGTACATCTCCGTATGCATTAAAAAATATTAGCGAAGGTGCTGTACAAGGTGTTACTCAATATGCTGCTGATATTAAAGATATTAAAGCTCAAGATAGATTACTCAAACAAGCAGATATGAAACTAGCTGAAGCTCAAAATGCTCAAAATCGTGGTGATGCTCAAGGTGCTCTTAAATCTATGGAAGAAAGAAAGAACACATTACTTAATGCTCAACTTAAAAGAGCTGAAATTCTTAGTAAAGATGCTATTGCAAGGGCTAAAGCTACAGGTGATAAAGATAAATTGGAGTCCGCAATAAAAATACAAGCTGCTAAAATAGGAGAGCAGAAATTTATAAATGCTTATCCTTCAGGTTCTGTATCGGGTTACTTAGGTGATAACCAAGCATTAACACAGTTTATTAGAAATAGATTTATTAAAGATACTGAAAACTATTTACGCAATGGTACGGAAGCTCCTATCCCAAGTGAGCAAAGTCTTATTAAAGAGTTTGAAGCATTGTATCCAAAATCAAAACCTGCTAGTGGTAAACCAGATAATAAACCAGCAGCTAAACCAGCTTCTAAAGTTAGTGGTCCTGATAGCGCATTAAATATACCTAGACCAGCAAACATTCAAAAAATTATTGATAAACATGCAGCTAATGCAAATAAAAGATATAATACTACTAATACAGATGAGGAATTAAATACTAATTGGGACTTAGCAGGTCAAGGATTGGATGATCCGTACTACCAAGATTAAATAATGGATGATTTAAAAGAACTCTATAGAGTCCTAGAAAATGCAGATGCTGCTGGTGATGAAGCTTCAGTAGCAGAATTAATACCTTACATCAAACAGGTTGAAGCTGCACAAGCTCAACAAGCTGTAGAAGAAACCCCCGTAGAAGCCCCACAAGCTGATTTAACTAAACCCCCTAAAGTTATACCTAAACCATCTATTGATGTTATGGGTCGTCAATTTACACCTGAAGAATATGCAAAATATTCAGGTATGCCTATAGCTGCTAAACCAGGTGAACAAGCTAAAGGTGCTTTCTCAGGTTCATTTGGTAGAAGCATTTATAATTTAGCTGCTGATCTTGCGTTAGCGCATGGTAAAGCTACAGGTAATGTTGATGAAGCTGAAGCTACTGCTAAACGATTAAGAGAGTATGGGGCTAATACATATACGGATACTACTAAAGGATGGAAAGAAGATCCTTTAACTAAAATACTAGAACTAGCAGGTGGTTCTGCGCCATACATGGTTGGTCCTATTACAGCTGCTTTAGGTTCTACAGCATTAGGTGCAACGGGTGCTGTTGCAGTAGCTGCTCCATTATTAACTTCTGCTACTCAATTTACTGGTTCTAACTTGCAACGTCAAATGGACCAAAACAAAAAACTTGCTGATACAAGTTTATTAAAAGCAGGTGCTTTGGCTATTCCACAAGCAGCTCTTGACCAAATTGGTTTTAGATTTATTCCAGGAATCAAAAAATTATTTGGTGCTGCAGGTAAAGAAATTACTGATGAAGCAGCAAATGCATTAGTTCAAAAATCAATACTCTCTAAAGCGGGTGAAAAAATACTAGCTACAGGAGAAGCTATGACTGTTGAAGGCGGTACTGAAGCTGCTCAACAATTATTAGAAAGACTTCAAGCAGGGTTATCTATTACTAGCCCTGAAGCTATGCAAGAATACTTTGATAGCTTTATTGGTGGAGCTGTATTAGCTGGTGGTTTAGGAACTGCTGGACATGTAGTAGAATCTGTTGCATCGAGATTTCCTGAAAAACCTACAACAGAAACTCCTGAAACTCCTGAAGTAGAAGCCCCACTTACCGAACAGAAACGCCCATCAAGAGAAACTTTAAAACGTCAGTTTAAAAAGAGTGCTCAAGAACAAGCTGACGAAGTTAACAGAGTTAAACAAGAGGAAGCGGATAAACTTAAAGCCGCTCAGACTCAACAAACTATATCTGAAGCCGCTGACTTAGAAGGAGCAGCACCTATAACACCAGGTGTCATTACTCCGACTACGTTAACTTCGTGGGGTATTAGAAAAGGTTCTAATGCATATAAAGCTTTAGAAGGTGTAGATGCAAGCACTCCAGAAGGCCGAGACCTTATGGATAAAACATTAGAAGCACATACAGGTAAAATAAACGAACAAGCGGTAGATACATTTACAACCTTACTCGATCAGAAAGTGAAGGCACCCGATGCAAGAATTGACCTTGGAACAACTCGAATTAGCGATGCAGTACTTGGAGGACAAAAATATGGCACTCCCGGAGGAGTTGAAGGACGTTACGGACCTACAACTGATATCAGTGGAGGTCTTGCTGGAGTCGATCAAGAGGGAAAGGGCGCAGGCGACGTTACATTAAAAGGTCCTGAAGCCAAAGCTAAACCTGAAACATTAAAAAGTGGCGAACGACTACTTAATATTCAAGAATTACTCAACGACCCTAATCCACAACAAAGACGTGCAGCTAGACGTAAGTTTGTTGATATGTTTCAAACATATCAAGCCAATGAACTTATTAAAGAAGAAGCTAAAGTTGAACGTGCAGAACGAGAAAAACTTTCTAAGCTTAAAAAGACTGAGTATCCGATTGTTGACCAATCAACTAATCTAGCAAACATCTTAAGTACTCTAAAAGATAAACCTAACTATCTCATTGAAGATTTAAGAAATGAAGATGTGCCTGATGCTGAACGTCAAGAACTTAATCAGCATGCTCGTGATTACTTATTAGCAGAAAGTCTACGCAACAAATATAAAGTGCGTATGACACCTGAAGAAGTTAAAGCTCTAGAACAAGAAGGTGAAAAGGTTGCTCGCACGGAAAAGCCTCTCTCTGAAGATGAGTTTAAAGACTTACAAGAAGAATTTTTATCTAGACAAGCAGCAGAAAAAGGTCCACTAGAAGCTCGTGCTCCAGAGATACAATCTACAGGTGAGACACCTGAAAGTATTGAAGGCGCATTCCAAAAACAATATGGTAAAAATGTACGTCTAGCTAAACAACGTGGACTATTAAACTTCCTAAATGATGTATCTGAGTTACCTCCTGAAATAGGTAAAGTAAGTCCTAATACTAAAGCTGTATACCATAAAGGTAAAGGTTACTTTATCACTAATCGTATTACCAAAGAAGATGCACCACGTATGCTTCTACATGAGATTGGTGTGCACTATGGCTTAGAAGGCATGCTAGGCACCAATAACTACAAACGTTTAGTTAAACAAATTAAACAAAATCATCTTACCGACAAAGAATTAAAAGCAGCTTGGGACAATACTGTAGATACTTATCCTGAATACGCTGAAGGTAGTGAAAACTTCATGCAAGAAGTCATTGCTAACTTGAGTGAGTCTGCTCCTAACAATTCTATAATTCGTCAAATTATAGGTTACATTAAACAGTTCCTATCTAAACTAGGTTATGGTTGGGACATTAATAAGATCACAGCTGATGACATTCGTGATATGGTTCAGCACTCTGTGCGTATGTCTCTTGCAGGTAAAATTAAAGGTGTTGAACCTGAACTTGTTATGGCAGCAGAAGAAACAGGTGCACCTAAACCTACATACTATTCAGCTCTATCTCGTGTTATTACTAATGCACAGTTTAAAAATAATGTGTCTATTCAATCAGGTGAGCAGTGGGTTAACTGGCTCAATAGCAAAACATCTGAAGCAGGTGTTAAACGTGATGAATTAGAATTCTCAGGTCTATTAGAATTTTTAGAGTTAAATAAATCAGAGAAATTTAATAAGCAGGATATATTAAATTACCTTAATGATAACGGCACTAAAGTTTCTGAATATATGTATGGCGAAGGAGAAGGTAATGCTTACTCTGACCAAGATAGAGATGAATGGGTAGCCGATGCTTTTTCAGAATGGGAAGAATCTCAACCTGACTTATGGAGTCAAGCTAATGATGAGGCCGCAGATACTTATGACTTCCCTTATTATGTTAAAGAAGAAACAGATAATGAAGGAAATACAGGTTATAGAGTATATGTTGAAGGAAGTCTTGTTTATGATGAGTTTTATCCTTCAGAAGATGAAGCACAACAAGTAGCTGATGAGGCCAATAGCGAAGGTCTTAATGAATATGCAGATAATATTCATGAAAGATTAGCATATGAATTTAATGGCGCTGCTGACGCTGTTAGAGATGAGTTATATGATCAGTGGGATGAAGATCATGCAAATGTAAAAACTAAATATTTAGATTGGACTTTAGAAGGTGGAGATAAAAAATACACTGAAGTTATAATTGCTCTACAAAACCCTAAAAAGGGAACAGCATTTTCTCATCAACATTGGCCTGATATTTCTAATCCGATAGCTCATTATCGTGTAAATGCACGTATGGATGATAAAGGTAATAATGTTTTATTTGTAGAAGAAATACAATCTGATTGGGCACAAGCTCCTAAGAAACTTCGTAAAAAACATATTAAAGAATTAGCAGAAAAATATAAAATTGATGAGAAGAAAATTGCTCAATTTGTTCCAGGAGATTGGGGATTTATAAGAAAATCTTCTCCTGAGCAAATAAAAGAAATTAATGAAATAATTAATAAGTTACAAGAATTTAAAGCTGCTAGAAGGCAACTATCAGATCAAATTTCTAAACTTTTAGATTTTAGAAATCAATTTGCAGATATTATTGATACGGAAGTTCGTAAACGAATTGGCCCTATGGATGCTACTGAACGTGGTTATGACATGACACGTTATGATTATATTAAAAGTGTTTTAAATAATGACATTGAAGGAAAGACAACCCCTTCTGGATATAAAATAGACGGTAAAATAATTAGAGACATATTAAATGAACCTATTGTTGATGGAAACATTGAACAGTATCATAAAAATCAAGATACTTTAGATAAGTTATTATATAAAGAAGAACAACTTGTTCAAAAAATAGATGACCTTGAATCTAAAAAAGAAGCTTTTTCTCAATCAGGAAAATTTGAAAGAGGTCCATTTATTCAAGATACTGAAGCATGGAGTAATCTTGTTCTTAAAAATATTATTAGGTTTGCTGCAGAACGTGGATACGATAAAGTGGCTTTTGTTAATGGCAAGCAAGCTGCATTTAAAGGCGGTAAGGCAGAAAGAATTGATGAAGTATTTGGAACTAAAAACGAAGATGGTACATTTACTATATATGCTACATTAAAAGATGGTGGTGGTAGATCTCGCACAATAGAAAAAGTTCGTGACTTAGATTTAGAAGATTACGTAGGTGGTCTTGCTGATAAAATGCGTTCACTTAAAGTAGGTGAGACAGATGGTTGGGATGCAGGGGAACTTAAACTACCTGCACAAGGTATGGTTGAGTTCTATGATCACTACATTCCTAGATATGCAGCTAAACTAATTAAGAAGTTAGGTGGCACACAACTAGAAAATATTGAACTCATACCACCAAATCAAGATCGTCCTGTCGATGAAAAAGTTGGTAATCAAATAGGCTTTACAGTAACTTCAGCTATGAAAGAAAAAGCCATGGCTGGTCAACCCCTATTTGCTCGTGCATCTAAACAACAACTTGATGAAGATTTAAAGAAATCAGGCACAGTAGGTAAAGAAGAAAAAGGCCTCCCAACTTTAAGAGAAAGGTTCATGGGAGCACCTTTAAAAACAATTGATGAATTAATTGCTGACTTTAGAAAATCATTCTTCTCATTCGATGCAGCTATTAACAATAAAATGATTATTGCTGCTAAGAAAATGGGATTAACTCCTAAGCAAATAGCAGATATGATTTATGCAACTCGAGTATCTCAAGCAGTTAAAGCAGATCAATTAGCTGATATGTGGATGGTGCATGGAGGTGTTCAATATGACCCTCAATCCTTCAGCTTTGTTGTAAAAGATTTAGCTAATAGTATGTCAACTATTAGAGAGCAATTAAAAGCTTTAGCTAAAAAATATGGCGTATCTGAATATGAAATGTATCAATATGGTAATGCTGCATTTGTATCACAACGCTCTAGAGAATTAGTCAATCACAATAATAGATTATATAGACGTATAGTAAAACTTTATGCGGCTGGTAAAACTGCTGCCGCTGATAAAGCAGCTGATAATTATAAGCTAGTTCACCAAACACCATCAGAAATAAAACGTGGGTTAAAATTCTTTGATACTATTCCTGAGCTTAAAAAAATTGCTAAAACATGGAATATAAATAGAAAACGTATTATAAACTTTGCAGTGGATCAAGGTTTATACTCTAGAGAAAAAGCAGATGATTTACTTGATGTTATTCACTATGTGCCTTTCTTTAGAGATAAACAAATTGAAAATAGAAAAGGCCCTAACTTATATAAACGAGGTCTACTTGATGCAGCAGTAGATAAACGATTAAAAGGTAGCTACCAACCTGTCCATAATGTATTTGTTAATATGGAATTATGGTCTAAGTATATATTTAAAAAATCTATTAATAATAGAATTGCTCAAGAAAAAATTAATTATTACTCTAAGCTATTACCTGATGATGTTAAAGTATTAAGAAACACTAGATCAGTTACAGGTAATAACGTAGCCGTTTGGCAAAAAGGTAAAGTTGTTAATTATGAGTTCCAAGGATACGATGGTGAAAGTATGGTGGATGGTTTTACAGGATTAGAACCTGCAACCATGTTACCAGGAGCCGCATTCTTTAGACCATTTAATACATTCTTACGTGCACAAATTGTATTAGAACCTTTATTTAACGTAGCTCAAATTCCTATGGATATGTTTAATGCTATGTTTTCATCAGGGGTTAATGTTTCATTAGCAGTGCCATTACAAGTAGCTAAAGAAATTATACTTACTCCACTAGGTTTAAGTAGTGCTAGAAAATATTTATCTGCAAGAGCAGTTACAGGTAAACATGATTTTACTTCTGAGTATGATGTCATTGATATTAATGCTATGAAAGAAGTTAAAGAAGTTACCAAAATGGGCAAGCTAATTGAATATAGTTTAGCTCCAGCAAAAGCTATTCTTAAAGGTTTAAGATTCTTTGGTATGGCATCTGACAACGTTATTCGTCAAGCAGTGTTTTCACAAATTATGCTTGAAACAGGTGATGTAGCACGAGCTACTAATGCTGCTGATGAAATCATCAACTTCCGTAGAACAGGTTCTTCTGCTGTTGTTAATATTGCTAGGCAAAACGCCATCTTCGTAAATGCTAACTTACAGTCTATGAACATTGCTTTTGGAACTTTAATGTTTAGCGACATTACGCCTGATAAAAAACTTGTTCAGGCAAGACGATTAATTCTTAACGGCGCACAAGTTGTTATGGCTATATTAGCTATCACTGCTATGAATGCAGATGACGATGATTATAAAAAGTTAGACCCTAAAGATCGTGATAACTATATTGTATTACCTGGAACAGGTGGTTATAAGTTACCACTTCGTGGCGATATTCTTACTACTTTATTTAAAATATTACCTGAGCATTTATATAATAGATATATTGCAGAGAGTGAAGATTCAGAAAAAATGAAAGTTGCTTTATCAAGAGCATTTAAAAAAGCATTCACATTCCCTTCACCATTTCCTAATGCACTTACATCTATAGTTGAACAATCTTTAAACTTTGACTTTGTAACAGGTAGACCTTTAGTAGGTCGTGGTCAAGAAAATCTAGCTCCTGAATTACAATTTAGTAATAAATATACATCAGAGTTTGCTAAATATGTATCTGATTTATCAAGAGATAAATGGTATGAAACATCTCCAGCGGCTGTTCAACATTTTATGAATCGATGGTTAGCATCTACTAGTATGCTTGTAGGTATGTTTACTAATAGTATTGTAGCTCAAATAAGAGGGGATATAATACCTGAATTAACTACTAAACAAAAACTATTACAAATACCTAATATGGGTAAATTTGTAAGTAAAGAAGAAAATACTCGTAACATTAACGATCTTTATGAACTTAATGATTTAGTTAACTCAGTGGTTCAAACAGCAACTAAATATGAAAAGCTAGGCGATCATGAGAATTTTAGAGAGTTCTTAAATAAAGATAATAATCAACAGTTATATAACTTAAGAAAAGAACTTGCCACTATATCTCGTGACTTAGGTAATTTAAGAGAATGGGAAAATAGAGTTTACTATTCTAAAGATGCAGGTCGATGGACACCACAAACTAAACGTCAAGAACTAGATCGTATTGAAGCTACTAGACAAAGAATTATTGGACACGAACAAGGTGTCAAAGAAGCTATTGATCGTAGAATTCAGAACCTAAGAAGACAAGGCGGCTTATAACCGCCAGACTCTAATACCTTGCACACCGTCTTCAATGACAATCTTATGTGCAAATTCAAACTCTAATCGTTTACTTTCACGAGTAATAGCTGCAATAGCTGCCTTAGTATCTACAGCAGGTATAAACATAGATGAACCAGGTTTAAACTCTGTCCATAATATCTGATAATCTACACCATTAGTATACATTTCTTGGCACATCCAATGGTAAGTTATCTAGTTTAATATCATCAAAGGTTGAATTATCAATCCATAAGCATCGCTTACCTGAACCACTGATGTCTAATCCTTTATGCAACACTTTTAAATCTCCTGAACGTCTGTGTAATACATTAGCTTCTTTTAATTTCTTAACAAAATCTTCTAACTCAATCTTACCTAATGATTTTAAATAGGTTCTCATTGTATCAACACCTATATAAATTGTATGGGTATCAGGTTCAATTCTGACACGTAACTCATTGATTGGTTTCAATAAAGGTGCTTCTAGTAATTGAGACCTTGAGTCTACTTTGCTATTAATAACTAAAGTGTTCTTTAGATTTTCATGCAAGAATGATGTTAATGTTTCCATAGCATCAAAGTCACGTTCTTTAATTTCAATACGAGAGTCATTCAATGCCCTACGAACGGCTTCTTGCACAGGCACAGTATCAATATTATGTATGCCTAGTTCTTTAGCAATCTTAGCACCCAAGAATACGGCAGCTAGTGTAGCAGAATATTTACGTTCACGTCCTGTAATATTCCAAGCTTTATCAATCATCAGCTGGGTTTCTTTTAGTTTTACTTTGACCATTTCTAAATTAGCTATAAGCCATTGAGCATAGATTTCACCTGCATGTCCAAAGTTATCAAACAATAATTCAAAATATTCATCAGCTTGTTCTTTAGTTAAAGTCTTATCTTCATCAATACGGATTTGTAAGAAACGAGCCATCTCACCTGATGCCTTAGCATTTTCAGAGAATACTACTGTCCTAAAATCTGTGTTAGAAGAAACAACGCTAATAAGATTAAAGACGGTATCATTATGTCGCTCCTTATTTTTACCACTACTATCCATACGATTTTTACCACGACCCGTAGCCATGAACTTTAAAAACTCATGTAGTTGGTCGGCACTTACTTTTGTAAATTCATCTACTGCAGATGGTAAGTTATTCATATAACCCATACGATTAATCACAGCATTACCTGTATCACCCCATACTTGAATAAGGTTAGCATTCATTTCAGGGTTACCATATACGCTAGTCATAGCTTGTAGAATAGTTGATTTGCCTTGTCCTGACTCAGGATTGTATAGGTTAATCACTGCTGACTTCTCTTTTGATTTAAAGAACGGCATAAGTAGCGAACCAAATGCACAGAAGAAACCAAACGCACGTAACTCCATACCAGGTCTTTCATATACTGATATAGCTTTCTTCCATAACTCATAGCTACCTTTTTTGACAAGAGCAGGATTAACGTCTTTAATATCATCTGACACAGGCACAAACTTAATACCAAATGCACTGATTTCTCTGTTACCTATAAGTATCTTCTTATGGTCAGGTGTCCAACCATATTGTTTATACATCATAGTAGATGGTTTTTGTTTTTGTTGATTAGCAATTACTGCCATGATGTAGTAAATAACTTCGTCTAGTTGTTTACCATTTCTAACAATACCTTTGGCAGCTAAAATCTTTCTTGCTTCATCTCTTGATAATAGTTGTGTAAGTGGTGCTATGAATTCTTGCACACCGTCTTGTGGAAGATGTATCTTAAACCATGCACAGAAACCTGCAGCGTCTTTATCATTAAGAATTTCTACAAGGTAAAAGTCATAGTCATATATCAATACGGCTTCTTCTTGTTCGTCTTGTGTAGTTTTGTATACACCACCATTCTTACCTCTAAAGTAAGGATATGGATAATCAGGCACATGATATGTAACAGTTTCGTTTAGTGCTTCAGACTTTGCTTGTATAACATTATCTGCACCTTTAGCACGTAAGATAACACGACCTAATTCTATGGGGGATGTAATCTTACCTTTATGTTTACAACCTTCACAACCTGATGGGCGTAGGCTTTCAAATTGTTTGCATGTATGAGGGCCTGGTATAGCATTAGCTTTAGCTTCTGTTTTAGCATAGTCATAATCAGGATGTCGTTTAGATATGTTATGAATGGCCGCTTCAGCATCATCACAGAAGGCAGCAATAGATAATCCTGAACGCCATAAGGGTTCTTCAATGGTAGCTTGTTTAGTTACAATATGAGTTATCTGTGCACACCCATCATCTTTGCTGCAACGTTCTAATATCTTTTTAAATTTAGATGAGTTGTTACCTAGAATAGCTTTAGTAGCTTCATCTAGCGGTCGTTTAGCACGAGGTTTATCTGTAAGATGAATAGGAATAAGTCTAGCTATTTCATCAAAGGGTGTAGCAACACCTTGATTTATAACAGAAACTTCTACAGGATTAGCAACATCTTTAAAGTTCTGTGTGCCTGGCACTCGTAGAATACGAGACATATCAGCAGTGCATGCACCATCAGCTTTTAATCCATGTTTAACACATAAGAATTTAAGACCTTCAGCTACAGGTTTCCATACAGCTTTATCTATAGGGTCAGTTAAAGACCAATAACAATGAACGCCGTTACCTGAGTCAACAATAGTTGGTGCAGGTAATCCTGTCTTATCTGTAAACTCTCGTAGGGCTATAAGTGCTGCGTCTTTTGTTTCATAGTCTTTCCACTTACGTTTCTTACTATCAAAGCCACAATCAATATCTAACCAAAAGATACGTTGTTCTTTTGCGTTAACACCTTTTCTTTCAGTAGGTTCGATCCATGATGAGCAAGCAAAATATACGTCTTGTTTATCATCTAGAAACTTGTTTGATATTGATACTGCTTCATCGATAGTTTTTACAAACTTAGGTGTGACTATATTCTTTTGGTCTTTGCCGCAGATGCAATAGTATCCATCATCGGGCCATACACTTTGTAGAAATTCTTTTGTTTGCATTATTCTCTCGAAATAAAGTTTTTATTAGTGCTATCTTATGCAATCGACAGATAGCGGTGCCGTATTGTTGACGTGGTTAAGGAGGAGGCCTTATACCACCCTACTTGCATTGTAAGTATTTACATCTGATTTATTTTATTTAGCAAAGCAGTTATACTTGACTCTGTCTGCCTTCCTGGTTTTGTTTTACCAGAGAACCAATCATACACCGTTTGACGAGAAACGTGAAGGTCTTTAGCTACTTGACTTACAGGATACTTTAATGCTATGCATGCTCTTCCTAGTAAAGTGCCTACTGTCTCTCTAGCATTTTGATTAGCTTCTATCATTAATTGGGAGTAGCCACGCATGATTACGCCCAATCTGATACTAAGTCATCTAAACTAACATCACCTTGATCTGCTTTTGGAGCAGGTTTCTCTACAGGTTTCTCAGCGGCTCTCACAGTAGGTTCAGGTATATTATCTTCTACTTTAGGTGCAGCTACTTGAGGGCGTTGAATAGGTTGTTGTTTCTTTTGTTCAAACTCTTCACCGTCATCATCTTTGTTAGTATTCACTGATAATGTAATCGCACGTTTAGCTTCTTCTGATGTTGACTTAGCTTGACATACTGCATACTCTTCATCAGATAAACGTTTGATAGCTTTAAATCCTACCTTAGTGCTTGATGAGTCTTCATCAAAAGATACACGAGATACAACAGACATTAAGTTTTCACCATTGGCTCTAACATAATCTGTATATTCATGTAAAGGTCTGCAATCTTTTGTGCCATTACCAAAGATAGATTGTGCAGGTAATGTCATTTGATATACATCACCATTCAAATCATCAGCACGAACAACTGCAATACGTCTACTAAAGCGACAAGCTTTAGTGCCATTAGCCCCTGACCCTTTGATATTTTGTGGACAAGCTAAGCATGTGTCAGCTTGTTTCTCTACAACAGTATCATCGGGTCTTTGGCTATCAGATGACCAACATGATGGTGGTGGCATCTTTTCTCCTGGCACATATGCTTTCGAGAAATACATTCTATGCACATGTGGTGAGGCATTAACAATAACGACATCGAGTGCGTCTTGATTAGACTTTTCAACTTCTTTACCATTAATCATTAATCTAAATTTACTACCACGTATAGAAATACGTTTAGCAGTTACAGAACTTCCTGTGATGTTAGCAGTAAAGCCATCATCACGTCTGCTATGTTGTGCTACTGCGGTAGAACCTTGTGAAAATACATCTAATTCGTTACTCATACATTCTCCTTATTATCTCTAGACTTTGTTATTCTTACCGTATATTCGCTTGTTGCTTGTAAACCTGGTGGTTGTTTATCAGGGTTTTGCTCCAAGTATTCTTTAATAGCTGACTGCACTAATCTCTTTTCAAAGAACTCAGGTAATTTATTTTCTAAAATAAAATCATACATACTAGGCCAATCATTTGACCAATACCTTGTCTTCAATGTCCTTGATAGTGTGCCAACTGATGTTTTCAAACTAGTTACATTTAAAGTTCTACAAGCTTCATTAAGTGCTAAATCAACTTTATCTTTCTGCACTTTAATATCTGTAATTTGCTTTTCTAATTCATCAATCTTATCTCGCATATTGACAGATGCTTGCATAAGCTTTTCTATTTTATTATTGTCTAATTCCACATAAACTCCTTTCTAATGTGAAGAGTGTTATTATAGCACACACATTTACAATGTCAACTAATTTCTTTATCAATTAAATGTCCATAAGTAAGTATTACCCAAAATGCAAACTGCAATAACTCTTCAGGTGTAGCATTACCTTTCATGGTATTAGCTTTATTACTTATTACTTGTATATTTCCTTTTATATATCCTTTAGTATTATCAATTCTATCTAGTGATGGAGACCATGGTTTTCCTCCTGTTTTTTCATTATTAGGTTCTTTTTTTAATTCATATTTTGTAAATACTGGGCAATATTTAGGCATCACAACATCAGATACTTCAATATTAAATTCAATACTTTTTGCTTTGGCTCTTACTTTTGCTCTATTGTGCATATACCATTCAGGATTTTTAGCACGATACTCATTTTGCCAAACTTGCGCTTTTCTCCTTTGTGCTTTTGTATATACTCTAGGCATCACTAAACTCCTCCTTGTATAAATCAACTAATTTAACATGGTTGTCTATTTTGTTTTGCAACATCTTATATATCTTTTGTTCCACAGGAGAACCTTGTAAATGAACCACAGTCATTTTATTTTTTTGTCCTGCTCGATCAACACGTGCACAACACTGTATGTATGTTTCGACAGACATTACAGGTGACCAAAATACGACTACGTTAGCTGCGTGGAGGGTAACACCATGCGATGCTGCTTGGGGTTGTATTACTAATACTTGTGGGTCTTTTGTTTCTTGAAAGCGTTTAAAAATATCAGAACGATTGTGCATAGATACATCACCATGTATTGCTGCACAAGGTATATGTTCTTTATTTAGTTCGGTCATAATTTTTTCTATACTATGGCGAAATGGGCAGAATACGAGAACTTTGTGGCTTGCCTCTTCAATGATTTCTTTGAGAGCCGTCATACGATTAGATATATCAAACTCTATGACTTCTTGATTATCAGAATAGATTGCCCCTGCACTTACTTGTAGTAGTTTTGTGAGCATAACTCCTGCATTGACAACAGTTATTTCTTCACCTGAAGCTTCCATATACATATCTTTCTTAAGCTTCTTGTAATACTTATCTTGTTGTGGAGTTAGTGGGACTTCTCGTGTTGTATATAACACGTCAGGCAAATCTAAACATTCATCTTTAGTATATCGAATGGCAGGTTGTAATGTTTTAAATACAATATCCTGTGCATTAAATCTAGGCACCCAGGTGAATTGGCTGACTTTTTGCATTACCATATCCTTAAATGTTCCTGCATATTTCGGGACGGATGCGGGGTTCACAAGTCTAGCCAATCCATATGCGTCAGCTGGTGATTGAGCAGCGGGTGTTCCTGTCATAAGCCATAACCATGTCTGAGGTGTAAGCACACGATTTAATGACTTCCAGCGACGTGTCGTAACAGTTTTGACATAGTTTGCCTCATCGACAACAACTAAATCAAAACCGCCAGATTTGATTTCTTTCTCTACAATTTCTATACCATCGTAATTAATAATAACTACGTCTGTATTTTCTGCAAATACTTTCTTTCTCTTTTCAGCAGTGCCATGAGCAATACCTACAGTCCTATGCATAGCAGTTTTAAAGAAGTCTGATTGCCATGCTGCTTGCATAATAGATAGTGGGCATACAACTAACATACGTCTAATCTTACCTTGGTTCATCAAGTAATCAGCTGCCCAAATTACTGCTGATGTTTTACCTGTGCCTGCTTCACTTAAACAATACGCACGTCTATGTGCAGACAAAAAAGTAGCAGTAGTTTTCTGATGGTCAAAAGGTTTATGGATACCTGGAAAGTTGTAGTCACGTGTTATAGGTGAGGGTGGATTTTTAACTTTCATGTCAGATAAAGTTATGACTTCATCTAGTCCCCAATTAACAGCTACTTGTGTAACGCCGTTCTCATAGGTTTTAACTACTTTACTCTTAGGTATTTTATCTATTATTAATTCAGGGCGTTTTGTATTTACGATTAACGCCTTATCTTTGTATACTTCCAATGCAATCTCCTAAAGTTAAAAATAGACGTGCCACCGAGAGAGGTAGTGACACGTCTACACACTGCAGTGTTAACACCCAAGCGGAGTTTTGTTGAGGTTTAGCTTGTTATTAACTGACGTGGTTTTACCGCACTCACGCCTTGCGGGTCGATTACTTTTTGTTCTTTTTGTTTTCTCTAGCAACAATCTTTTTGTTAGGTTTATTAGCTTTTACAGAGTGGTCGCTATTTCTATCTAGCGAGTCATTAATATTTTCATCTACTACTCGTAGATTACTTAATACATTTCTACCACCTTTGCTTAACGGAACGATATGGTCAACTGCTTTTCCGTCACCCTTATGCACTTTACCAGCTTTCATCATCATACGTCTAGCTTTATTTCTCTCTACACGCATTTTAATTTGTTCAGGTTTAGCTTTATATATGTTTTCTTTTTTATAATCTCTTGCCATTATTTTCCCCAATGTGAGCATGATTGAACGGGACAGAACTTCCTGCAAGCAAAGTTAGGGACTGCATTAAACGTTCCTGACTTATGGGCGGCATCTATCCTATACGTTATTTTACCCCATTCTGCAAACATATCTTCAACTTTATCAGAAGTATAGTCTTCTTTCAATATCTCTTTTGACACCAAAAATACCAAGCCAGACTTGATTTTATTCATATCTGGAAAGTGTTTAAAAATAGCTACACTAAACAATGATAGCTGTCTAGTGTCGGCATATTGGCTAGACTTGCCTGTTTTATAGTCAATTAAGGTAGCCATTTTAGTTTCAGGGTTGATAACAAGTAAGTCAATAACTCCACGCCACCATACATCTTTAGCAAAGAAGTCACAGGGTTGTAAGTCTTTAGTTAAACCTAGCTTATACTCACAATATTTATCCCCTGGGATAGCTATTAACTTATCTAAAGTTGGTTTAAACATTTCAAACTTAGCAGGTAAAGCTTCAGCGTTCTTAACGTATAACTCACAAGCTTTGTGAACTTCATTACCATAAAGAAAATGCTCTGTGTTTGGGTCTTGCTTTATATCTTTGGCAACATATAGATGATAGTATTGCTTTGGACACTTCTCAAACGTTGTGGCACTAGAATACGACCATGTTTTTAATTCACTCATTATCTACCTTTTGGACTTCGCCTGTTGATTTGTTAAGTTCGTATTCGTAATGTATGCCATCGTTGCCGTTCTGACCAATGACATCTATGCGGGACTTTTCTTTCTTTTTCTTACCAAAGATTAAATCCCAATTCTTTTCAAACATCTCGTTGTTTGGTTTAGATACTAACCATGCACCTGTAATGTCATTTTGTGAAGTCTTTTTCATACTATTCCCCGTAAAATGTATCTTTCAAATAATCTCGTAGCATTTCAACCAAACCTATAACCTCTAATCCACTTGCTCTTTGTAGTCTTGAATGATATGCAGCGATATCATCATTGTTATCTAATGTTACGGCAGCATACATAATAAGTTCATCTCGTTCAACACGCCCTATCATTTCTTTTAGGTTAGCTATCATTTCTACTTTAGCTTCTTCATTAAGTTTTTTAAAGGGAACGGTTTTCATAAAGTCTCCTATTTAGCATCCATATAATTATCACCAACACCAACTTCACAACCTAACGGTAAGTCAGGACACCATGAAGGTGCAGTAGTCATACATTGTTGAACGTATGCTTTACATTCATCAACTTCAGTATCTTTACATAACATAACTAACTCGTCATGCACAGTCATAACGACAGGATACCTTTTCGATACTTGAATTAATTGTTCAGCTATTATATCACGAGCGAGTGATTGTATGCAACGTTGAAATGTTTTAGATGGGTGAATATACTCAGGAATAATACTACGCCCAAACAACTTGTCATATACCCATGACTCCCCTGTTTCAGTCTTAAGCTTTCTTAAATTAGGTAGTCCTAACATCATGCCATTAGGTTTCATCATGCCTTCATGTGGCACACTTTCTATAATGTTGCCATTACCCATAGTGTAGTGATGCCCACTCCTAACACTTTCTAACATCGTTCCTGCATCACCCCATGCTTCAACCAATTCGGGATTAGCTTTTCTATAAGCATAGACAATATTTTTAACTTCGTTTAAGTCTTTCTCAACACCACCTTGTTTTAAGATAGAGTGCATCTTATTAGCACCTACACCATAAATACCTGATAAGTTAACCACCTTAAAGATAAAGCGTAAGTCTTTAGATACTTCATCGTAGGGTGTGCCTGTAATGTCTGCGGCTGATTGTTTATATAAGTCAATACCATCTTTAATTTGCTGTATCTTTCCATGTGATTTAGCAAACCAATACGCTAATCTTAACTCAATATTACTCAAGTCAGACGCTACAATCTTATAACCTTTTGGAGCACATATAGCTCGTCTAAGCTCTGATGTTCTTGGTAAGTTTTGCAAGTTAATCCCATCAACGCCTGACCATCGATGGGATACCACTGCCCCTGAATACTTTAATGGAACGGGTAATAATCCTCTGTTGGCTATTTGAATAAAGTTTTCTGTGCGTGTCTCTTCAATTGTCGACTTGTTGCCAATACGAGCAGCAGCCAAAGCTTGAACGTAAGTGTTTTCATGTTCAAGTAAAGCCTTAAATTCTTCATCAGTTTTTGCAAACGCATACGTTTCCTTTCCTGTAGTCGCACTCACTTTCATAGGTGGAGTCACACCTTGTTCAATAAGTAACTCAGCAAACTTAGGGTTACTCATCAACTCTTCTTTCTCAACGGTTACTTTAGCTAGTAACTTTTCTTTAGCGTCTTTAACTTGCGTCAGGTGTCGTAGTAATAAACCTTTATTAAGTTCTAGCTTAGGTTCTGTAAACATACGGATAGTTAAATCGATAAGCTTCATCTCAGGTGCAGTAAACTTATCTTTCATTTCTGTAAACAACTCGTAGGTTAATTCTACGTCATTGATACAATACTTGGCATATTCACCCATTTCACTTGCCGTAAAGTCTAATCGATGTTTACCTAAGGCGTTTAATACTTCTGTGCCTTTTTCACCAATACCATAAAACTTTGATAGGTTAGCTAATGATACAGACTCAGTTAACCCATGTAAGATTTGTCCCATACTCATGGTATCAAATAAACCTAGTGGGTGTATGTCATATATCCATGATAGGATAGCCGCATCGAACCTCATGTTATGTCCTAACACAAAATGTTCGTGCATGTTATATCCATCTAGGAATGCCTTAATCTCTGCATGTGTTCCTGTGCACCAACTTGTAACGCCATCAGCCTTAACTGCTACACCAATAGTTTCAAATTGTTCTGACCTGATATACTCTTCTGTCGTAAACTTCTTTAACCCATACTCTTTATCATAGTATGTTTCAAAGTCTAGCGTGATTAGTTTAGGCATTTAATTCCAAACCTTTACGACCATGATTCTGCTGTCGCCCGTATAACAAACAGCTTGTCTATGATAGAACTTAAATCCTTTATCTTTAACGTCCCATTCCAGTCTACGTCCATGACAATACTCTAACTTACTATCTGTTTCACAAACAATCTCATTAGGCTTTAATTCAACCATACATACACTAGCACTTTGATTAGAACTACCACTAGACATAGCTGAACCTACCACCATACCTAATAAGAACCCAGCATGTGCATTAATAGATAACAATAATCCGCTTATTAATAATATCTTTTTCATTTCAATATGCTCCAACAGATTTGTAGTTTAGCCCATAGTGATAGCTTGCCTGTGTTTGCTACCATGTAATCTGATAAAGCTTTTTGAATACCTGCTTGTAGTATTACTTCTCTACCTGCTTGGTTCATATCAAGTGTTAGCTTACAATCACCTGCTTTTGTATCTTTGATACTTACTACTTTGATATAGGGTTTTCTTAAATTTCTTACTGTTTTTTCAATCGCTTGTTTTTTTGTTACCATTATTTCCCCCTGACTCTAGCTTTAACTGCATGCTCGTAGATAGCGGCGATGTCTATAATTTCTTCTGACTTGAGACCTTTAGGTCTGATTTTGATAACACCATGATGTATGGTGACGATAAGATTGCGTTCGCCACGATCGAATGTCGTAGCAGAAGTCTCCCTAATAGTAGGCTTCGTTGACTTTGTAGCCATGTCTCTCTCCTTATTTGCGTTTATTAACGTGGTAATCCCAATCGTCAGCACAATCTTTATCGCACCAACGTCTAGCATCACCTAACTTTTCACCACAGTTCAAACAGAACCCTGTGCCTTGAATATATTTAATATTCTTCATCTCCTTACGGCGAAGGGCATCTTCGAGTTCTATCCTATCCTGCGTTTTATCTGCATCATCTGACATGTTTTAGCTTTTGTAATACCAATCGAATTATAAATAAGTCAATCACTAAAGAAAAAACAAACGGCATGTCTTCCTCTAGAAATCTAAGTTCTAATCCTACCATAACTCCTGATATTAGTGCAAGCTTAAACACCCACATTATTCTTGTTCTCGAATAATGTAATACGTATTTTCACTATATTTTAATCCAACATTTTTGACAAACTCACCAACATTAGCTAGTTTTAATATGGATACTTTAGGGTCTTTTGTTTCAATATTTTTGCCTACATGCACATACTCTAATTTATCACCACACAACTCCATATATGCTTCAAGTCTTGATAATGCTATATCACTTTGCATCATTTGTGATGGTGGCATGGGTGGTGCACTTGCTAATCCTCCAAACATTCCTCCTGTTCCTCCATTTGATATGGGCATTGATATAGCCTGCCCTGCTCCAGTTAATTGTGATGCTCTATTAGCAAATACACTTGTGAATAATCCTCCAATAGCCATCATTTACCCCTTACTATTTGTTGTTCTGAAAACTTAACCAACCTATTGACATACCATTGTGCCTTCTTTAAATCTTGTAGGGCATCGTCTTTATATCCTGTCCTTGATAAATACTTTAAGGCAGTCAGTCGTAAGTGTCCTGCAAACTCTTCAGGTGTTGACTTAGCCTCCATGTAATCGATGGCTTCAATGCCTCCACGTGTATAGTGTGGGGGATTGTTGACCATGTCTACAAACTTTTTATATTTATTTAGTATCTTTTTTAACATATTCATGTAAGTGTCTCCAATCGTTGTTCTAATGCGTCTAAACTATCTTCATTGACTACTAAGGCTATGCCACCATTATCACGTATAGCTTCGAGGTTACGAAGTTGTAACTCAGTAGGGCGATTGTTACCTGCCTTACATTCAATGCCCACAAACCTACCTCTAATACACGCAACAATATCAGGCACGCCTATACTTGTATAAGCCCCTGCAATCGGAAAGAAGTAATACAAATGTCTTTCCTTCAACATCTTAACGACCTGTTGCTTTACCCACTTTTCTTTCACAGGTTGCTTTTTCATTTAGGCATCTCCATATACTTTTGCATAGCATGAGATTTTTTACTATGATACTCCATACCTTTTTGTGCTATGACTCTAAAGTCTAACTTCTGCATCATGGCTGTATTTATTTTACCTAATGCCTCTCGATACTCTAGATACACTTCGTCAGTGCTATCATCTGCTAACACATAGAATTGTCCATCACGAATACCTACACCTTTCACATACCTACCCACATCTACAAGTTTTAAGACCGCTATCTTTTCCCTATCTTCAATAGGTATATCGGTAGAGTCTTTGTTAACTTCGTGGTATATCTTCATAGTTTCCCTTCTTTTTGTAATGCTTCTAAAGCTTCATATTGTTGTTGGCTTAAATAAAACTTTGTTGCTTTTTCTTCTAAGTCTTGTTGTTGCCGCATAGCCTGTATCTTATTGATAGCTTCCTGCAAGGATTGTTGCGATAGTTCTTCTTGCTCTTCTTTCTCTGACTCTAATAACTTGTAGGCAATTCTTTCTTTTAACTTGCCAAGATTTATATTAGCTAGTTTTGTAAATAAAGCTTCATGCTCTTCGGTAGAGAAATATTTTTTGTAAGAATTTATTTCGCTTATCCAATTATGCTTTACTCCACCTACCCTATCCTGCACAAACTCATCAGGATTTGTTTCCATTCTATCTAAAAAGAATTTAACGGCGTCTCTCATATATTCTCCATGATTTGATTTACTTTACCTAGTATTTCTTTTCTTGCACCTTCGCTATCACGCAACTCATCAGCAGTAACACCTACTAACGATTGCTCTAGTGCTTGTCGTGCATTCTCTAATCTAGGGTCTTTTGTAACATTAAGCCTAGTTAATAGATTTGTCAACTCTAACGCATTATCTACCATACTATTTCTAAATATCTTTTTCTCATCACCTGATAATCTATCAATCATATGTTCTAGCGTAGTATGCAATCTAGACCATGCGTCTGACATAGCAGCTTCAATCCTACCCTCGTATGCTTTCTGATATTCTTGTTGCATTTCGTTACGAATATCGTCTGCAATATCTACACGAAAGTCATTTGTTTCAGGCACAGGCATAATAGTATATCTTAAGTTAAACTTATTTGCAATCTTATCTGCTTCAGGGTATTCATTTCGGTCGAATAGTTTACCCAACTTAAATGCCATGCCTTGTATGATGTTTGGATATTGTTGTATAAACGTATTTATACGTGATTTAAATTCAGCTTCATAAATACCTAGCTGATGTTTGTAATCAAAGAAGTTAGTCATAGGTAATAACCTTGTGCCTGTATCCGACCAAGGCAGAGTTTGCCTACCATGCCAATCACGAATTTCATTGGCAAGTTTAGTGATAGCATCTAGTTGGTCTGAACCTGCTAGGATATGTTTGTTATAATTACCTGCTTTGATTGTTGTATTCTTATTCACATCAATCTCCTTAGACACGTTCTTATCTAGTTTCCTAGCTGTCCATACTGATATGTTTAAGTCAATTAAAACTGCACTGCTTGATATACTGATACTCATTTTATACTCTCTCCTGTTGTTATGTTATATAATGCATATGCTTCATCTTTTGTTAGATTGTCTGCGATGATTACATCATCAGCCATACCCAACGTATGTTCTGTTAAAGCATACCCTTTCTTTCTTTTTATAATTGTATGTATGGTTCGTGCATACATTTCGTTAAAAGCGTCATGAAAAGTTTTAGTTGCTCGTTGTATTGTCATAGGTTTAGCCATGATTTACTCCCAAGATTTAACTTCACTTACTTGAATAGGCACTATACCTAACTCTCGTTTCTCTAGCTTTGTTAAGAAGTCTTCCATGTAAAGTGATAGTGGTTGTTCAACTTTCATGGTTTTCTTAATTACTTTTTTGTATTCACCTAATCGATATGCACTAATACTACCTCTAGGTTTTTGTTCATCAGCCATTTTTATATTTTCATCTAAAGCTTCAAGAAACCACTGACTTGGATTAGTTTCAGACAGTTTTTTCATTGAGCAAGCTCGCTTGACGGCGTCATAAAACGGATGACCGTTTGGTATATCCCTCCACTTAATATCATAAGTGTCATACAAAAAGAAAGCATAGGGTGTCCCTGACTTATCTTGACGGCGTAACCATCGAGCCAAGTGTGATGTCATAGATGTCCCTCTAGATATACACCCTGTGCGGATTTGTTTTACAATGTTTTTAATTTGTCTATCCGTAAACAAACTAAAGTCTACATCTAATGTGATTTGTTTAGCATAGATAGCTAACTCGTTTGGTATAATTACAGGCATTTCTCTCTCCTTAAGTTATGTTCTGAATTGCACTATAAAGTGCAAAACGGAACGATTGTTAATCATCAATGTTAATTGTCTTACCATGTGGTGATGTGATATGTCTAGATGTAATAGCCCAAAGGGTTGGGTATTCCCAATTACCACCAAAGTCATCTTCAACATAACCATCGGTTAATATAATGATAGCTTCAGGTGCGATGCGTTTATCCTTGATATACTGATTGACGCAACCGACATGAGTGCCACCTCCACCTGCAGGTTTTGTGGACTGAACCAACGCTTTGTAATCGCCTTGATTGTATGTCTCATGACCTGCGACTGCCGTATCCCAATACAACAACTCGATACTAGATGGGGATACATCATCACATATCGCTACAACTTCTGTTAGAAACTCATTGAGTTCCTTATCACCAATAGAACCTGATGTGTCAATACCAATCACGACTTGACCAATAGCTTCACCAATCATGCTAGGCATATAAATATCTTGTCCCAAGAAACGCTTGTGTGGTCGTTTCCATGAAGTTCTATCTTTGTTCTTACATGTGCTATTCACAAACTCACGCAACTGCTCACGCCAATTTACTTTAGGTTCAAGTATTTCTGTGACAGACCTATTCTTATTACCTTGCATCTTGCCACGTATGATTTCACCTTGACGTAATGCTTGGTCTATCTGCTTGGCAGTTTCTTTAACTTCCTCATCAGATAAACTTTCAGCACCTTCCCAATCATGTGTATCATGACCTGCTTGACCACCACCATTATCTTTGGCATCTTGCATAAGCTTGTCAAAGATTTGTTTGGTTGTCATACCTTTATACTGCAAATCAAACAACGCACTATCGGGTCGTTGTGCTATCACACCATGTTCATCAGCTTCATGTATCGCATAGTTCACGACATAGTCAGCCGCCATGTTAGCCGCCATAGGATTTATCTTGAATAGCTTTTTCCATAGGTGCATATGTTGATAGACTTTGTGTAGTGCCTCATGCAACACGACAAAGTTTAGTTCTTTATCATCTAATGTTTTGATGAAGTCTGCGTTATACATGACATCACGACCATTGGTGCAAGCCGTTGGTATGTCATCTGTAAAGATAACCTTGCCCACCGACAACACGCCTGCAAACATACAAAACTCCTTGCTACGCATTATCGCTATGTGGGACTTTGTTATCCTTTGTTCACTTGTTAGTGCCATCTTTTATCTCCTTGACATAATTGGTAGTATTGAATTGAGTTTTTAATATCTTCTGATTTTGGTCGTTCAATATATATTCTCTTGTGTCATCACCTACAATACCAAGATATGCATTTTTAAGTAACGCTTTTATATCTTGCATATATCCTCCTAGAAGTATTGGTTGTTCTTAACTGCCCAATCAACAAACGATTTGTTCTGAGCCGCAACTGCCTTGCGTGATGATGCCATGATATTGACTGCAAACAAAGCTTGTATCTCCATAGGTAAGCGTTGTAGATAAACTAACCACGCATCCATATGTTCCTCTGTGATTGCCATGAGTTCTCGCATTACCAAGATGACACGAGCCGCAGGGTCGTTAGGCACATTAGCTTTCAATGGTTCTTTGTAGATACTTTCTTTGGTTGGTAGTGCATCGGCTAAACTGAAGTATGCAGACATATCACGAGCCGCAGACTCACCAAGTGTGCCACTCAACGCAACCATAGTCGTATCCTCACCGAGTGTTTGTCTATTCTTAACAATGAATGACGCTTTCTCTAACGAACGAGGGGAAACAAACGCCTCTTGTTGTTTGCGTGGATTGTATATATACATGTTTTCTTTCTGTGCTTCATCTGTATAACACGCTAGTGCATGGGGGAATTGTTTAACCCAAGCAACGACTTCAGGTGCTACTTGATTATCAATAGCCCAATTTATCCATTCATCATCGTTAGGGTTGCGAACGATGACCGAAGTTAATCTGTTCTTGGCATGGGCTTTCATGCTATCGCCAACACCATCTGTTGTAAGATTACCTGTTGAATACACAATAGAGTCGGGGTGAAACTTAACTGCACCTAGTCTACGTTCTAACATGACAGGCAATAACATATTCTTGACAGGCTCACTAGCTTTCGTAATCTCGTCAAGCATGATGATGACAGGTTTGTTATCATGAATAGCAAAGCGTTCATTCGGATAGAATGTGGTAGTCTTTGTGTCATGGTTCATGGCAGGCATGGCAAGGTCGCCCAAGTCCAAGTCTGCACAATCAATATACACAGGTGTGTGGTCAGGAAATCGTTTAGATAATGATTTCAAGATTGATGACTTACCAATGCCAGGTTGACCTTTTAGGTGAACCGTAACATCACGACCTATTGTTGCAATTAAATCTTCTGCTTGTTTCAAACTAATTTCTTGTTGCATGATACTCTCTCCTATAAAATGTTCTGATTAGCACTATAAAGTGCAAAACGGAACGGGTTAATTTACTTCTAATAAAACTTGTGGGTTTTCTAACTTAATTATCTTATCTAACCAACGTTTAATTATACCTATGTTGCAATAATAAACTTCTTTATGGTTAGGATAATTACCTACCCATTTTGTATGCTGACATTGTCTTAACGCATGGTAATATGCAAGATATGTTTTATCTTCATTAGCACATAATTGCGATACGCCTTCTGTGCCACGACTAGTATATTCATGCACTTGTTCACTTAACTTCTCATCGTTAAACATACCTTCACCATTACTCAACTTCAACATGGTATCAGCATATTTAAGAAATGTTTTATACGGCTTACGCAACTCACGCATCTGACTTGCATCAAACTTATACTTAACTGCTTTCTCAAATTGTTCGGGATACAATGCTTTATTGTCATAACTTATGGCATACCAATCACGAGCATTCATAAAGTATCTTTCATTACCTACCCATACTTCACATTCAATCTGATGATTTTTAACCATAGGACTTCTAGTAAAGGGTGAAGGCACATAGTATTTATGTTCAAACCCTCGTAGACTATGCCCACTTATATACCAAACAAAATACTCTGTGCTCAATGATGGATAACCACCTAGCGTTATCTCTTTGTGTGTTGGATAGAACCTTACTAAATCCGTGTCGTAATATCCTGCAACATACACTTCAATACCATCAAGCATATCTTTGCGTATCCATTTCTCTTTCTCATATCTATCGCCCAATCTACGAACTGATTGGCTCTCACCACGCACAACTTTTCTACTATCAAACTCTTCTTTTGCCCTGTCATATGTTTCAATGCGAGGCATGTTATATACATTGATATGGAAACCCATTTTATTCTCCCTCCTTCATGTCATAACCTCTATTCATCCAACTTACGAACTTCATGTTTTCAAGCCAATCTTGTATGGTCGGTATCCAACCACCACAATCTTCTTTTACATGTTGTTCACCAATCAGTCTTGTTGGGACTTCACGACCATCACTATTCACAATGAATAACCCAAATTGTCTTTCACATTCAAAGATACCTTGTGCATGATGTCTGATGGCTCTGTGTCTTGCGTCTGCAAAGCATTCTTTCGTTGCGTCAAACCAATCATGTATTGGTTGATAGTCTGACTCAACACCTCCCCACTTCTTTACAGATGTTTTAGAATGAAAATGTGTATTCATTATTCGTTCTCCTCATCTAAATCAAACTCATGGTCTTCCGTTATCATCTCGTTGATACCAACATGAAGTATTGTTTTAGGTGGGTTTACTTTAAAATCAATTATCAATCTACCTTGACCACCTTCGTTGTTATACCAATCTAACCCTGTGCCATCTAATGCCCGATAACATAAGTCTTCAATGACATCTTGAAGTAATGTGCGTTCTGTTGTAGGTTCTTGACTACCATATGTTTGCTTTGTCCATGCAATCATATCGTTGGGTATATCTTGTGGCTCATTGTTTTTGTCTAGGTAATACACGCTATCAATCTGACCACTATCGCCTGCACCACTAAACTCAACAACGACTTCATTTGCACCGAGCAGATTTAACTGCGTGTAAAGAACTTCTTGTTCTTGTTTATTGATTTCATTCTTTGACATACTATACTCCTCAAGTTATGTTCTGAATTGCACGATAGAGTGCAAAACGGAACGGGTTTATAAACATACTTCTACTACCAATTCAAATAACATTATACACTATAAACTTGACATTGTCAAGTAAACACCGAAAAAAATTTTTACTTACTTTTATGTGATGAATTTAAACCTTTTAATAATTCATAGTCAGTTATCACAATATAATTTGATTTGGGCATAGGCACAATCGTATGTTTGTATGACCGAGCCTCTTCCTCGCCACACAATAAACAAGTGTGATACCCTAACTCGTAACGTTTTGTTTCTACTTCATCACCACATCTTATACATACTTTCATTTGATATACTCCTTCATGTTGTTATTCCATGTTTTAACTAACGCATAACGTCTTGCCTCTAACTCTGTGCGTGGTGTAGCAAAGTGATAATAATTCCCTGTAAAGAATTTGTTCTCTCTAATCTTGTCCCAATTTGCGTTGTGTGCAAATAGGTCTTTCTGTTTTTGCGTCATTTGCAAATCTCCTTTTAAGTTTAAAGTATCCCTGTTGTTCTAGGTATTTCAATCTATGCCAATTCAATATTAACTTATCATACATATCCTTCTGTGTTGCATGAGGATTATCTTGTAGCATTTTGTTAACTTTGTTGGCATGGCGCCTATCATCTAGCTTGGTATACATTACTTCTGTTGCTCTACCTTTGTGGTATCTTGTGGTGCTTTGTTATCAAAGATAGGTGTATATACACCTAACCATATGGCTACATATATAATAGTTAAAACTCCGATTGCACTCATAATAAACATTCTCCTACTAAATTAAATGCCTGTGTAAAGACATCTGTTGTGGTTTCTTTAATTACTTCTAACTTAACTACATTCTTGCCTTGCTCTTTGTGCCACTTCGCCTCTTTCGGTGTCCATCTATATTGACGCAACACTTCGCCGTCATCATCTACAACTGCATAAGTAAAAGGTATCATAGTCCACCATACGCATCAGCAAGACGCTTGGCATTATACTTCTGCCTATCCTTACTAAATGTTTTCATAAACTCTTTAAAGTCTTTCTCGGTTGAATAATGTTGTAGCAACACAAGATACGCTTGGTTGATAGCATCGTATTCGGGTTCATCGGGAAACTGCAAATTGATTTTAAAGCCATCTTTCAATTCTTCTACCATTATCTTTTCACGAGTTTCGTCTGTCATTTCAATCATTACTTGCATATTGCATCTCTCCTTTTTGTTTATAGAAAATTAAATTACTCCATCTTACCACAGGTTGCAACTTATACCATGATTTAGGTTTCTTAATACTCGTATCATGAAAGTTAGTCGCACCATAACTATAATCAACCTCTAACCTATGTAATACCTTGTATGCTATATCCACATACTCCTGTCGTATTACCGAAGGTGGTTTTATATACCCATACCAACTGAATTGATATGGTCGTTTCATTTCACTACACACATTCTTATGATTAAATTCGGCTCGCCTCATCAATACATATCCTACTGCTATCTGTGCCTGTCGTGGCTCGGTAGCTGACTCCATGTATATGGTCGTGGCAAGACAAAGTAAAGCTTGGTCAATCATACTGACCTCCTTTATATTTGTTTAAACGAGTTTAGTTTATAACCGAAAGGTTATTAGAATGTGAGAAAGCCCACGATTGATGCGAATGATTTCATATAGTTCTCCTTTATAATTAGTCCTCACAACTGCCATTGATACAGGCATTGTTGTTTAAGATTTCATCTTCAAGCGATGCGAGAGCATCTTGTTTCTCAATGTCTAGTGCTTTGGCATTGAGTTCTGCATACATATCTTTAGTATACGGCTCATACCTTACCACTAATCCTGCATCATGACAAGCATTTATATAGTCATCAAATAAAAACCTTGACACACTATCCGAGTTAATACTTAAAACGATTGTGATTTTATTGCTCATGCTTTTCTCCTTTGTTAAACTTATCTAGCCACCTTCTTCCTCTAACTGATATCTCATACTTGTAATCTATGTCATCTGCAAACTTTAATAGTTTCATTCTATGCAAGTAATCATGGAAAGCCCATGACATTTTCTTGTCGTTGCGTTCAACAATTAAGTTTGCAAACTCCTCACCCCAATCCATAGTTAATAGCATGGATACAAGAAAGCTTTTAATCATTTCATTAGATACTTCACTTTCAGATATAACAGGTCTGTTAAAATTGCCCATCAAGCCACTCCCTTCCGTTTGGTGCTAGGTCTATATGCCACACAAGCCCATTTACTTTGGATACTGATACTAGGTGTTTATCTAACGCATAGTTAAAGTAGTTATGCTCACCATCATCTTGGTTATCAACATCAAATTGGTTAGTCAGCATCCACTTCATCATATACTTTTTCATAGGGCTTTCAAATATGATGACATCATGCCACCTACCTACTTCTTTATTTATGCTCATCAAGCCACTTCCTTCCTCGTTCAGTTATAACAAAGTTCGGAAACACTTTGTTGCCATTAACACCATACTTAATCATGCGTCTATAATGTAATACTCCTGCAAGTGTTGTATGCTGTTGATATTTAGGGTTCCACTCATAGTTTTCATACTCGTCTACCCAATTAGGACACATCATTATCTCAAGCAATAACGCTCTTATTTTGTTAACTTCGTGGTCGTCTAACATAATATCTCCGTTCCGTTTCGCACTCATCAGTGCATTTCAGACATTGGATACACGCTTTGTCTATGAGTAAATCTTCATAGTGCCTTTCGGTGTAGAGAATATATCTAAACTTATCTAACTCCATGCGTGCATAGTCAATGAGTCTGCGTTCAACTTCCCAAGGTTTAGTAGATGTGATTTGATTATACAAAGCAAGCCACTCACTATCGTCAAAGTTATCTAGTATATCAGACACACGATAGTTTTTGGTTTGAGTTCTTACAACTTCTTTAACTTGGTCTATGTTCATCGTAGCACCATGACTAACAATAAGAATATGTTGATACCCAATGACACCACCATGCAATTTCTTATACTTCGGTAGTGGTCTTTGTGAATTGTGGTATATTCAGACAAGTATATTTCCCTGTCATACTCACGCCATGATTTAAAGATTGGTTTTGTTTTCATTTTTTATCTCCGTTTCTACAAGTTCAATTTTGTCAATTTGTTTTCTTAAGTCATCAACTGATAACTCAAATAGTTTTCTTGCTCGTCTGATTTGATTACGCATAATTACTTCTCTGCATATAAATCCACAAGCAAACCAAATGCCATAAATTATCCAATCCATTATCTATTCTCCTTATCAAAATAAACTATCAAGCACCATACTATTAAAGTAATACCACAACCACCCAAAATATACATATCATAAATACTAAACATCATTCTCTCCTTAATAATATTGTTCAAAAATTCTGTGCGGATTGTTCTCACACATTTTCATAGCTGTTTCTTTATTGAGGTATTCAAATACCTCTTTGGTTTTAAAATCTACTACAAAATAGTTCTGTGTCATTTTTTTCTCCTATTCTGTTTTGCACTAAATAGTGCAAATCGGTTTTTCAAAAGTTAAGCAATTATTATAACTCCATAACTGATGTATTGCTCTAAACATCAGAAACGCATCGGGTTGATGTTCCCATGTGGGATTGTCAATACCTACCTTTTCGCCCAAGTCAACGTCATCATCATCAAAATAGGCACACTCAAACAGATATATGACCTCATCAATAAACGCTTGAGATATATCAGTATGTTTTTCAAATAGGGCTTTCATTACCTTATCTCTTGCACGACTGCCAAACGGATACTTGTCCCATTCATCTCTATATGAATTGACAATGTCGTTTGCTTTACTTAACCATAAATCAGACATCATATACTCCTCAAGTTAAGTTCGGAAATGCACTAAAAAGTGCAAAACAGAACAGGTTAATAATGACTACTATTACTGACGCAACACAACCATTATACCTTATATTCTTTACAATGTCAAGCAAACACAGACCACCAAATAGACCACAAAGTTGACATTGTCTGTCATAAAAGTGTCATATAACAACACGTATAAATACGTTGATAGGTGTTTGATTTTTAGGAATTGGGTAAGGTAGTAGACATTGTTAACTTTGTGGTAGTATTGTCAAGTGGCTTGTTATAATATCAAGTGCTTGATTTATAAGGGTTTTTTATCGGTTGACATTGTATATTATAACACGCTAAGTCCTTGATTTTAAAGCAAAATAACATGACTCGTGAATTGACATTGTCTACTATAACAACGTAAGTCATTGATTTTTCAGTAATAATACATTATAACACGAAAAACGGCTCTGCGTGGTCTGGAGGAAAAGGCAGTAAAAAATCAAAAAACGATAGCCACAAAGTTTACAAAGTCAACTTAAAAAATTTTCTGACGAGGTAATTTCTGATTTTACGTGTTATAATGTATTTTTATATTAAGTAATTGATTTATATAGATATTTTATTTTTACACCTGCAAAACTTGACAATCGTAAGTCATTGATTTTTCAGTAATATAACACTACCCTGACAATGTCAAGTTTGTAAGTCATTGATTTTTCAGTAATATAACAGGGCTTGTTATAATACACCCCATGCGTGTTATAATATACAATGTCAAGTGTTGACAATAAATCACACAGAAAGATGTAGCTACGAAGTTAAATTAGTTTTTCCTCGCCCACCCACCCACACACTTATGACCGAACCACCCGAACCGAACTCGGAACGGGGTTAACAAAATTCAGACGAAAAAAAAAGGGCTCGTGGAATTAACCACGAACCCTTAACCCTTATAACTACGTTAACTTAGTTAACTTAATACTTTCTGAACTACTGCACGAACTTCTTTGTTAAGTCTTAACGCTATCAATTCAC